TCTTCGCATTCCCTATATGTCATTTCATATGCATCTTTTATATCATCAACCCATGTTTCAGTTTCAATTGACTTTAAGTATTTGTTATCTGTTGTTCTTTTTAATATTTTTACCATTTTTTTATTTTTTTAATCTGAATAAACTTCAAAAGTTAATGTTCCTGTAGAACAAAATTGATTTGCTTTGTTGGTGTTAATTGTTAAGAGAACACCACTACTACCATCATCCGAATAGGAACCCAAAAATCCCGTTACTTCATTAACATTTAATTGTGTTACCAACTCTGATAAATCATTTACGGTGGTACCATCCCCAATAAAATTCTCAATGTAGGTTCCGTCACATAATAAATCTACACTAACGTTGTTAAAAGGATAAATTGACCCAACAGTTCCATTTACCACAATAGGAGTTGTGTCAGTATTTTGTTTAATTTTTATTTCTACAGGAGTATAGTAAAGTAAATTACCAACAGTCTCTCCCGTGTTTAAATCCCAAACAGAAATATAAACAATATCATCTTTTGATGTGAGAGAACTAGTTTGAGCATAAAATTGAACTGATGCGGGAACTGGAACAGGGTAAGTTGTTAATTGGGTTAATACAGATGTTTTATCTCTTTCAAACGTGTTATAAATAGGGCCGGTAATATCATTAAAGGCGAAGTAAATACCCTCAACAGGTCCAAAATTCATATCCCACGACAAGTCAAAACCAAAATTGTTTTCCATTACATCAACAACTAAATTACCGCTTGATACTAATTCAGAACCATTAATCCAAACCAAAGGAGTGTTACCAGTGGCGACAAATACACAATTTGTTTCATTTGTGTTTCCACTTATAACTTCAGCGATATTACTAAAATCATCACCTGGTTGATAGCTTGTAATAGTATATTCTTCACCAATTATTAGATAATAATTAAAACTATCTATACTAGTACCTGTTATTTGATTTGTTTGAGTCAATAAGGCTTTGTAATTTAATATATTACCATTTGATGTTATTGCCGAAATTGCTCCTTGATATGTTGTCCCACTGTCAACAAATGGGAATGTGCTTGTTGAGGTAGGGATACCTAAAGGTAATTCTGAGATTTTTACGTTAGCCATTTTTTAATTTTATTTATAAATATTTTTTATATAATATACGTGGGGTTTATTTATTAAATACAAGGATTATTATCCGATATAATATAATCCCCTTCTTCTGTTAAAATGTAATTACCAGTTTCATCTGTTAAGTATTCTATACAAGGGTTTGTTGGTGTTGGCGAAGGAGTATAACTTGGCGTTGGTGTTGGCGAAGGAGTATAACTTGGCGTTGGTGTTGGCGTTGGTGTTGCCTCAGGAGGAGCAATTATACAGCATTGATATTTTCCGACCCAGCATGACTCATAATCCAAATCATCGTCAAAATTGGATTCTTTAATTGTAATATAAAGTTTTTCTCGTATGGGTAAAACTAAAGTTCCCGAGTCATTTCTAAAAAGAAATTGACCTTCATATCTTCCTGGTCGATTAGTGTCACTTTTGCTAAATCTATAATAAAGATAATATTCTGAAGGTGTATTAGGGTCATCAAATTCTTTCTCTACGAATCCAGCAAACGCGGAATTAATTTTTAATATACCCGTAGATATATTTTGCATAGAAAAATAGATAGTCGAGGTTTCAATAAATCGCATGAAATCTTCATACGACCCTCTACCATCTTTTACAACTTGCATTTTTAATAACGGCAAAGTCGCATTTTTCCTAATAACAAACTCCATTTGAACAGTTTGTTATATAAATAGTTTAGGATATAAATTTATCCTAATTAACTTTCTTTTCTTATACCAGACTCGTAATGTTCAAACCTATTATGTTCAGTCGGACTAGCAAGTAATAGACCAAAATTAAGATTACCCTTTTTAAGCTCTTGGAACATGTAACTCATCCAAGTTTGTTCATATGGATGAGCCCATTTAGTATCCAAAAACATTTTCTTACTACCTTCTTTTGAAACCACTTGAGGCCAATTACAATAATAAATCTCTCCTGTCGCATAGGCTAAACCTTCATAAGATTTAATATTTTTATAGTTGACTTTTGGAGCATTAGGGTCAGTACCGATTTGAGGTAATTTAGAATAATTTGGCCAAAATTCTTCTCTTACTGATTGTGGTACATTATACCAAGACCATTGTGTTGAATTGTCCCCAAAAAATTCACTGAAATTAAATTTCAAGTAGTCAAAATTTTCATCACTGGCAATTTTTAGTGTTTTATCATATAATGATTTGATATATCTAGTGAACCCATTTCTACATGTACTATCCTGTCCTCCATAAAAAAACATATCATCCTCAAAGAAGAAATAATAATTTAATCCCGTCTCTTCAAAATGTTCCGCAATAAATTGTCTTCCTCCACATATTCCTAAATTTTCTTTTTTAATATGTTCAAAACCATATCTTTCACAAAGTTCTTTATATCTTGGTGTGGTTGATAAGTCAGTGGAATTATCTAAAAGATATTTTGCTGGTTTATTTATAAAATCCGCATCATATAACAACATAGAATCAATTAGTGTTTCAAATTGTTTTGGACTATTAAAACCAATCACATACAATGCTGTCTTTTTTATGTCCTTTATAGGCTCTCCATTAGGACGAGTATGTTTACTTTTAACTTCTAAGGTTTCATTCTTTAAACCCTCAAAGAATTTCCCCATTAAACCATTATCGTCAATTTCAAAATAGTTAATTAAACTAGCGTATTTGTATAATATTATGGAAAACACGGATTCTTCGGTACCCATAAATCCATCATTTAACGTATTGATTAATGTGGAGTAATAAATTGAGTTAATTTCTGATATAGTATTTTTAGGACCACCAAAAAAACCACCTCTTGCAACTAAATCAACATTTGAATTTGCATAATCATTAATCTTTGGATATGAGAATCCGTGAATTTCACTTGTGGCTTTGTATGGAAAACATACGAATGAAAATTTATCAAAATATTTTCTTAATTTATTTTGAACTTTGTCGTGAGTAAAATAACCAGGATGTATTGTATTTGTTATACCCGCGTCAATCCAATACATTTCATCTGAATTAAACTTATCTAAAATTTTCGCATCATGTAATAAAAACATTTTAGACATAACCAAAGGATTATACAACTCTAGTTTGGCTTGAGTCGATTCAGACAACCATCCTGATTGATTTAACCAATTTGGATTTTTTCTAATTTCTTGTATTTTTTCAAATGGGACCGCAGATTTTAACCATTCGGTACCTCTTCTAATAAACTGAGTGTTTTTGTCGTCCCTTCTTTCTTTTACAAACTTTTCTAGTGATTCGTCACCATATATAATTAAATTAACATCCGCCTTTAACAATTCAGAAAATTTTGTTAAATAATGGTCATAACTTCTAGACCAACCATCAGCTAATGAATCTCTTTTTATATCCCAAAGACCAGTGACTAAAGTAACCACAGATTTAATTGATTCATCATCACTTGAATCTGCGCTTTTAACAACATCATCATCAGTTTTTACAACTAATTCGGGAGCGACTTTCATCTTACAAACCCAAACTATTGATTGAAAAATATCATTTCTATAATCAACTAAATTATTTCTCTTACAAGGTTCTAATATATCATTTTCAGTTAGTTCACACCAATTCCAAATTTTACCATTTATATTTTGTTCAAAATATTCTTGATTGATTGAGTAATCATGACCTAAAATAAAATCATTTTCTTTTATATAATTTGATAACAAATTGAATTCACCTTTTTTATCACCGCCATCACATAAGACAACGGTCGTACCATCTGATTGAATAAAATCTATAATATATTGGGACACAGAATCATAACTTTGGGAGAAAACATTTTCAATTCTAATGTCAATCCCATTATTTTTCATTTCTTCATACCAAGGATATTCGTTGATATCCAATGTTAGAATTTCACAATCAATGCCTAAATCTTTACATGATTGATTTAAGAATGATGTAAACCCACCTATAGAAGTTCCAATTTCTAAAATTCTTTTTGGTCTTATTTCTTTGAGAAAATAGAAAAAAACCTCGAACGCTTTATAGTTTTGTTGGGCACCCCAGTTACCATATGATGATACACTATCCCCACTTTCTAAATCACTTTTTTTTGTTATTTTGTCTATGTAAATCATAATTAGATAAAATTAATTAAATGTTTAAATGCTATTTTTTGAATAATTTATTAAATCATTCCACGCGGTGTAGAATGGTTTTGGTTCACCCCAAGATTCTTCCCAATCCTCAAAATGAAATTTATCATGTTCACAACAATAAAAGGATGTGAATGTGAATAATTTAACCTCACTTTTGTCCATCATGTCCAAAATAGGTTTCATAATCGACTCTTCTGTACATAATATTTTTGAATCCAATACTTTTTTAGCAAACTCCCAAAATAAATTAACATATTTTTTTAACTGTATAACATCACCACCAATCAATGCACCAACGGGATATGGAGTTTCAAATGGTGTGTTAGTTAAACCTAACGAATAAAATGGATAACTTATTTGTGGCCCATACGAAGTTATCAACGTAATTTTACCATTAATCGCATTTGATAAATTTGTTAAGGTTTCAGTGTTAAAAAAATGTTTATAATTATAAACATCTAAATTAGCCCACCAACTACCTAAAGCTCTGGAATCTTTGTGGTCCTCAACCTTGTTAAACACTTTAGAGTATCTCCAAGTAAAAATACCAGGATGTTGTAGTCCCACATCCAACCAAAATAATTTATCACAACTATCTAATTCTCTTTCTATCACATCAAATTTGCCCCACATAATTTCTGCCCCCCTACCATCTAAATCTCTTTGGTATCGGTCAACATCACTATTAACAATTTCTTGTATTTCTTTGTGATATTTTACATCAGATAATTCAAGTAATTTAATCTCTAAATTATCTAAATTATATTTTTCTTTTATATTCTGTAGTTCGGGTAAGCTTTTGTTGTGTGTATAACAGATTATTGGTAAGTTAATATTTTGACAATATGCAATTAATGAGCCTAAATATCTTTCTTTTCTTCCTGAATTTGAACCTAAAAATGGTAGTCCGTTAGCGTCCATCCAGTAGGCTGTAACTATTTTTGTTTTCATTGTTTAAATAATACCTCGTTTATGTTTATCAATGTTATATTTGTTTAATAAATTTTCTAATATATTACCATACTGACTTAAATTCCATTTACCCCCGACTAAAGCCGTTGCGGTATATGGGTATATTTTAGAATTAAAATGACCTCCAATTTTTTCAGATTTTAAATTAGTACAAAGACCTATTCCGCTTAAATTCGCAAGATATATTGAATTTTTAGGTTCATCAGTTATGTATTTAGTCTTTGAGGATTTAAACATTTCAACAAGTGAGTTTTTTTTCCATATTGTTATTTGTGTACTAAAAAAATATTCAGAATTTTTATCTAATATTATAAAACTATCGTTATAATTTTTTTCTTCACCTAACAAACCCGAACAAATTAATCTAATGAAATTAACATCTTTATCATTATCCAAAACATTGATACATTCATTTAATAAATTAAAATCAACATAATCGTATAAAATATAATCTTCTTGGGAGTAAATTAAATATTCGGTTTCAATTTTAGATAACCCTAATAACATTTGTTCATAGTAGTTAGTTTTATCATCGTAAATTATTTGATTTACTTTTTCTTTTTTAAATGACTCATTGGTAAGTACGTAATGATTGACCCCGACAAAAAATTTTTTTATTGAATCAAAATATATGTCATGAATATCAAAACAATTAGAGTGAGTATACGTCAACAAACTAATTTTTCCAAAATTAAGACTCATGATTAAATAATTCTGAATAATCTTTTTTATGTGTATTGTTTAATACACCGTAAGTTACAAAATTTGAAAGAAACGGGCTTATGGATAATATTTTTTCTGAGTACTTTATCATAACCATTTCCGCCAAAATCTCCTGTGAATGTCTTATAAAAATATCTTCAGAGAATTTTGGTTTTGTGTATATGTCATAACATGGATATAATTCCAACTCATTATAAGTAAAATTAAACGTGATAACATTTGAATGTTTATTCTTTAGTAAATCTCTAATTAATTTTCCATTTGAGCAAACCAAAATATTTTTGTCTTTATGTTCGTTAATAAAATTTTCAAATCTACCTATTCTACCGTTAACATATTCTTCGGAATTTCCAAGACCGTCCATTGCTCTATAATGTAGTGTAACTATATTACTAAAGTTCCCTATAAAACTATCCGCAATATTTTTTACATCTAAACTAATAATATCCATATTACATGTTGGTCTTTTTGATAACTTATTAATCTCAGTGTGACCAAAAATATAACTTTGGTATTCATATAGTTCCGGAATAATCGAATCTACGTATATTGAATAAGAATTTTGGTCTTGTTTTAATTTATTTAATTTTAAATTTTGGATTACAGGATTACCTTCATTATCTAAAGGAATATTATAAATAACTTTATTTTTAAACCCACTAAAATCAAACAAACAATCAAGTTCTAAATGTTCGGGTAAATAATTATTTCTAGTCGTGTTTATAATTAAAAAGGTATTGTACCCAAAATTCTCAAGTTCTATTGACGATTGTAAGGCCGACATAATAGTCGTATAAGTGTCACCTAAACCTGAAACAAAATTAATATATAAGTAAGCGTTCATTTTTTAAAAATCCCCCCATTTACAAACTAATTGACTATAAGGACCACCAAACATATAATATCTTTGAAAACTTTTTGCATTTGTCCAAAAATTAATTGTTGAGCCAATATCAATATAAGTGTTATTTTTATTATTTTCCCATAATTGATGAGATAACATATTACCAAACGGACCACAGGAAAATAAAAATAGTTTATTTTTTAAATTTTTACTTTTTATTTTTTCAATTAAATCGTAGTTTTTTTTCCAAGCCGAATCATTTACCGGATAAAACTCTTCGACTTTGAATGGTAGGTTATCTATATTTGATGTTTCATGAGCCACTAAATGTACATCCCATTCATTAAATTCAGGTATGAAGTATTCCTTGAAAAATTTATAATTACTATTAACAAATAAATTTGCAAAAGTAATGTTCTCATTTTTTTGATTTGAAAACTCGTACATTCTATAATGTTCGTCTCCTTGGCAACAGGGGCAACTAATTCCAACATAATAATTGTCATCTTTAAAAGTAAAAGACTCAATCAATTTTTGCCTATAAAATTCGTCCTCATTTGGCAAATATTCAAACTCACTATTATTTATTTGCCTCCCCTTAATCATCTCCCATTCCCCATCGGCGAACTTACTAAAAGAAAAAAAATCTTTATTTTTTAACTTACTATAAATTTTTTTTATTTCTTCTTCAAAATATTTCATACTCAGGATTAAACAATTTTATAGTGTGTTTTGACGTTCCGCTGTTTTCAACAACTTCAAAAAAATTAATATTTTTCACTTCATTATAAAATGACTCATGAACATAAACATCATCCTGTCCGTGTAAATTACCGAGAAAAATATAATTTTTTGATTTTAAATAATCTCTGGTTATTTTTTTTCTATCTTCACCACCTTCCCTACCTTCATCAATTTCAAAACATATGAAATTAAATTTATAATCATCAAATGGTATTTTATACAAACATTCAAAAGTTATTTGTGGTGGTTCCAAATCCATAGTAAGAAAATCAACAGTGCCATTGATTGATAATTTACTTAATATATCATTATAATTTAAAGTTAAAGCGTCCGATAGAATTCGTTCAGTCTTTCTACAATCCTCCCACTTAGTACCGTCATCCTCGATATAATTTTCTAAATCAATAGAAATACCATTCCAATTAAGATTATTTTCCAATAGATACGTATTATTTATTTTTTTGGGGTATCCGCAACCTATATCTAAAAAAGTACCATTTAATTTGTGATTAAAATACGTACTAACAATTATGTCTTGACCTATTTGTGAAAATTTTTCCATTATAAATATTTTTTTATAACATTAATAATTTTATCCGAACTATATCCGTCTCCGTATGGTGAAATATAATTTATTTTACAATTTTTTATATGGTAATTGAATTCTTTTGTCAAATCTTTTGGTGTTGGTATTAAAAAAGAACTAAAATTTAAACTCTCTTGTCTTTCAGTTGTTTTTCTACAGACCAAACATTTTTTATTTAAAAATGAACATTCTTCTTGTAATCCTCCGCTATCAGTAATTACCAAACTCGCCTCAAGTAATAATTTAATCATTTCCGAATGTTCCATTGGCTCAACAACTATAACCTTGTTAAAAATTTTTTTATGTTTTATAACATTAGGATTTGGGTGTATCGGTAATATAAATTCATAATTCGGATATAGATTTGCCAAATTTTCTATTTCATAGAACCACTCGTCAATTATTTCATGATTTTCTCTTCTATGTAAAGTTATTAATATTTTTTTATTGTATACAGACTCGCTTTTTAAATTAACTAAATTATCTAATGCGGTGTTACCGACGACAAAAACATTCTCACTTATGTTTTCTTTAATCAAATTATTTTCATTTTCTTTTGTGGGACATAAATGAATATCAGCAATTTGAGATATTAATTTTCTATTGTACTCTTCAGGATATGGATTTTTTATATCGTATGACCTAAGTCCCGCTTCCAAATGAATTACTTTTATACCCCTATGCATACAAGATAAGGAAATCCCAAGAGCTGAGGTTGTATCTCCTTGTACGATTGCCATTTTTACGTTATTGAACACCTCCTCATCAATTGACAAACATGAGTTAAGAATATTGTCTAACCTATTTTCTGTGATTTTTTTAACTGTTAGTTTAAAATCCCAGTTATTATTATTTATTAGGTTTTCATGTTGTCCTGTAAAAAGTATTCTGTAAAGTATATTTTTTTCAGATAATTTTTTTATTATCGGCTCTATTTTAATATACTCGGGTCTAGTTCCGTATGAGAGCAAAATCATTTTAATTTGTATAGTAAAATTTGATGAGCATTGTCAAAAAATTCTTCTTTACCATTAATAAGCGAATGAGTTTTTTTTATATATTCACATAGTGAGTAAAACTTGTCCGAACCCATTTGATTATGTAATTCCATACCGATGTATTTTATTCTACTTAAATCTTTACCGTATAAAAATTCGTATTCTGAATTCTCACAATCAATTTTCATGTAGTCAATAACGCCTTCAATTTTTTCGTATAAACTTTCTAAAGAAATAGAAGTTACAAAATTTACTATCTCATCCGTCCAATCTTGATTAATACTACCTCCCTTTACCCCAACTGACCCTGAATCTTTATTAGAATGATTAACTAAGGTCAATTCTTCATCATCTTTATTCCAAACCGCGTAATTAAAACCAACTATATGGTCATAATCTTTAAATTTATTGGCAACATTTTCATACAAACTTTTTTGTGGTTCTATGAAATATATTTTACTAAAATATTCTTTATAAACTTCAGTAAACGAGCCGCAATTAGCTCCGATATCGACACAGACCCCTCCTTTAACATCTTCCGGAACTGTATATTGATGTATAAAATTAATGTGTTGATTGTTTACAAAAGATTGCGGATATGTTAAAATCGGTTTTACGTAATTTCCTGACCTTAAAATTTTCCATCCTGATAAAATTAATTTACTGTAAAAATGTTGCATTTCTCCAATACTTAATTCAGAACTCGCCTTTATTGTCCCATATTGCCAACCTTTCAGGCTACCCCATAATTCTCTCTGATTTATTGGATGAGGGGGTACATAAGTATTAATATCTAAATATTTTTTTAAGGTATAAGAAAAAAACATGTCTTCTCCCACTCTATGAAAATTATGTCCTTGTGGTGGTAGTTCTCTAAACATTACCCATAACCATTCTCGTTTAAAAAACCAAGCGTGTCCTACAATATCAACTTGTACTGTTTCTGTATTAGGATTATCCCATCCATATACATCATGATAATGATAAGAAGTATCATCTCTATACACCAACCCTTTAGTACCTAATAAACCTTCGTGAGTTTTCATTGTCTCAACACAATTCTCTAACCATTTTACTCCAGGTATGGTATCATCATCAAATATACAAATATATTCTGTATTAGCATTTAAAGCAAATGCAAATCTAGCCCAAACACCAAAATTTTTATTACTCGTTACTGTTGTAATTTTATCTGTTAAATTTTTATCAAAACCCTCACTATTGTTTAACCATAACAATATTTCTTTAGGTTTTATTGTTTGATTGTTTATGGCATCTATTTGCTCTGATAAATTTTCGGGTCTATTAAAACCATTTAATATTACTGTAACTTCTCCTTTCATTTTTTAAAATCTAATATATTTAATATCGTTGTATTTAGGGTAAAAATAAAAACAATTACTGAGTATTGGGAATAAGTTATAATTCCATTTCATTCCCGCCTCTAACGCCGACACCCCAATCTCAAATCCATCTGGATAATTCCTAATATTATTTGCAATTGTATACCATAACATTTGTTCCCATTTTTGTTCAAACAAAATTAATTTCCAGTTATTTTTGAATACTAAAAATTGTTCATTAGTTACGTGAGCATTGTCCCAAAGTGGATTATCTAAACATTCGTAGTCATAGAACTTATCGGCATAAAATGTTTGACTAGGGTTCACTCTACCGTCACCTATTCTGGCAGGCCTCTCAAAAGCAAAATCAATATCACTAGCCTCCATATTTTCAAACAACCTAAAGAATTTTTCCTCATCAAATCCATCGTGAATACCCCAATCACCATCAATATAAATTAAGTAATCAAAATTCTGTTTTAATTTCAAACAAGATTTTATTGATATTACTTTTAAATTTAAATTAAAAATAAATCCAGTTCCGTCCATTTCTAATGGAAAATCAATTCTAAAATTAAAATCTTCTAAAGTATTTAAATTTATTTTAGGATATCTTTCTTTAAACTCATCATAAGTTAAACCAGTATGTTCTTCTAATCTACTTAAGTCGTTTCTTGTTGCTGTAATATTTAAAGTACAATTTTTAGTTCTATCATGTAATTGTGTATAAAAATCCAAACTCTTTTCAAAATAAGGTTCGTTTATTGCCAATGTTGTGATAAAATATTTATAAGTTTTTTTAAAATTATTTGGTAAATTTAACTCAGATATAAATTCTAAACATTTAACTCCACTTGGTACGGTTGGTTTATCAAATTCATCAAGTTGCATACCAATAAAAAAATCTTTATCATCTCTTGGGATATACGTCTCAAGTTTATCAAATCCAAAATATAAAATATGGTCAGGATTTTTATCTAACATATACTTTTCTAAAATATCTTGGTCAGTACCCCAAACCAAATTATTTAAAGAGATATATTCATTAAAATGATTTTCAAAAGATTCTAATTTTCTTCTTATACCAAACAATCCGCTTGGGTATGGAGAATGCCAAGGATGGTCTCTAATTACAAAATAATCTTTGTCACTGTTTTCCCATTTTCTAATGTAATCAACCTCTCGTTTTGATAAACGACTATCTAAATCCCTTGAAAGAGAAATTGAATTTTTTAGAAAAGATAAAAATCTCCAAAAGAATGGAAAATCTAATGATGGTCTACCTCCAATTGTGATATCAGAAACGTCGACCATTATCGCTCCAAGTTCTGATAATTTTTTTAGGTACCCCTCCCTAAAATTTTTAGGATGATAATATATAACAGTGTCCCAATCGGGTAGTAACTTATTATTAATTATTATATTTTTTTCGGCGCCTACGTAATATTTTAAATCAGTTCCGAATAAACTATAAGAAATGTATTTACCATTATCAGTTACTTTTTTGTTAATTACAACTTCATTAATTCCTTCATCGATATTTGGCACATAATTTAAATTCCAAGCCAACAATCTATCTTTTTCGGTCTCGTATAAACACTTATAACCTAAATTTTGTAGTAATGATATAAGTTCTTCCCTAGTCGTAAATTTTATATCTTTTGGAGTTTCAGTTAACTTAGAATTTATAATATGATTTATTTGATTCATATCCCAGCACTCTGCAAAAAATATTTTAGGTTTATGAATATTAAGAATTTCTTTTATAATATCATTATCATATCCTTGAGTGCTTATAAAGTATACATCAGGAGATTCTATATCATTTAGTTCTATAAACTTAGATATGGATACCGATTCAATTTTTGAGGGAACCCAATTTTTTGTTTCGGGTTTATCATCATAATAAATACCCTTTAAAAAACTACTTTGGCAACCTACGGTATGAATATGAAAATATTCTGAATAGAATTTATCGGTAGGTATAATTGCAAAATTATGTAATTTACAATTTTTATATTTAACTCTATTAATCTGTAATTTTTTAAATACGTCAGTTACTGGCTCAATATAATGTCCGTAATCGTTTATATTAATAAATTTACTTGGTAAATCTTCAAATGATTCACAATCGTGAGAACCTATTTGAACAAAATTTAAATTATTTTTTTCATCTCTGATTTTTTGAATCAAAGAAGACATTGTTAAAATTACAGTCTCAAAATTTGATTTCATAAAAGTTATATTTTACTGCCAAGAACAAGTGTGGAAATGTATACTGTATGTATTATCTTTTTTAAAACTTCTGATATGTTCAATATCATTTTCAGTAAAGTTTCTAACCATAAATCTATCCTCCAGTGCAAACGGATAAAATTCAGAACCTATAAAAATTTTATACTCACAATCCCAAGTATTACCATATATGATATTTGTTAAATAATATGGACCTGTTTCCGACATAACCCTATCAATCTGATGTTTATAGATTGGAGATTGTATATTTAAATTTTCTAAATACTTTTTGCAAATAGGATGGTTTGGGATTGCCCCAACGACCCCAAACCAAATTTCTTTTGGGGCTAAATCATGAGCTCCGGCAAAAAATTCGTATTCTAACAGGTCATCAAATTTTTTTATTTGTAAGTTATCATAGTCCATGTATATACCCCCATATCTATACAAAATTTCCATTTTAAGTATATCAGATTTGGCACCCATACTAAAACAATTATCATATGACTCTTTACTTTGAACTTCAAAATCTAAATTATCTTCCGTCCATTCGATAACTTCATAATCGTGGTTAATTTTTTTAACCTCATTAACAAATATTTCGGTCCACTTAGGTTTGTTACCACCCACCCATATAAAGTGTATTTTTTTTGGTATACTCATTAGTTATATTTTAAAATAAATTTCCTGTTATTCTTTCGCACCAACCTTTTGATGTTGAGTGAGGCCATACAACCCAATACTTTGGTTTTGTTACGGTTTGGAATTGTCTCCATACTTTACAATAACCATCGGGGTCATTTTTCATTCTGCTAATTTCACTTGGGTCTGCGTCTTGTCTGAATAATGTTTCATCATTTTCTCCGTGGAACGCAACCACCCAAAAATCATAATCTGTTTCAGGGACTTGAGAATAACCAACATCAATACAATGTTTGAAGATTGCTGAGAATGATTCCATATATTCTTCTTCATTTGCGAAATTTTGTGGATTTGGAGGATACAACTTATCCAATGTGTATTGCTGAACTCCTCTCTTTTTAAAATTGATACCTGCATATTTTTCATAATCAGATAATGTTCTTTCAGTACCAAAACCATACTTACCCATGTCAACCATTTCTTCACCGTCCATACCAAACAATTGTCTGTTTTTCTTATGAGCGTGATTGTTTTTTAAATGCCATTCTCTATCATCATCCCACTGTTTTGTTCTACCTTTACGGGTGTATTCATGCCATACAAGAACCTTATGAGGATGAAATAAATCATAACCCCAAGTATGAGCTCTTGCCGCAATTGAAATCTCTTCTCCGTGGAAATAATATTCGGGGTCGTGTTGTACTTCATTACTAAACTCGCCGACAGTGAACGCGAAGTGAGCCGAATAAAAACGAGCGGTTACTGGTTTATCCATATTCTGCCAACCTGGTAAAGTTTCAGGTAAAAAGAACACCGCACCTTCAGGAATAAATCTATCAAATACCATTCTCCATGGCTCACGTACTCTTGCGGCCGGGTCATTATCAGGGTCAAATGATGAAACATAACCTGTTAATAATGGTTTCTTATGACCATCTTTTTGAAGTTGTTTAATCATTTTGATAAACTCATCGTCCCAATCCTTTTCAAATCTCATGTGAGAGTCAATCTGCATCGTATAAGTTTCATCTTTATATAATTGTTGTACTTGATTTCTCGCCCAACATACTCCTTTAGATTCGGTATAAGGGATATCTAAAATTCTAAATCTTTTATCTTTTCTGTATTTATCAAGATTGTCAAAACCATCTTCAGGATGGAATTGTCTTGCAATACCGAATACTAAATTTTTAGGTTTTTTTGCATTCTCTAATGCACTTTCTATTGTAGGGACAAGTTGTGGGTCCCTATAAGATGCGATTTGAATAAAAATTTTCATTACAATTGTTTTTATAGAAAAAATATTAATTTATGTTAGATGGTAAATAGTATTTTAAATTTACCAACAAGTTATTATTACAAGTCCGTTTCCTCCATTTCCTCCTCTTCCTCCTGTGGTTCCGGCACCACCTCCTCCACCTCCTGAACCAGGCCCTCCAACTCCTCCATTTCCACCAGGTGAAGCGTCAATACCAACACCACCGCCTCCACCAATACTATAAAATCCTTTTACTCTATAATATCCACCAACACCGTTTGGGGAGGAAATAGAACTACCTCCGGCTATTGTTGGGTAATTATCGGAACCAAGTACCGGAGTTACTGAACCTCCCGCGCCTGAACGACCTCCACCACCAGCACCTCCTGAAACTACCGTAAATGGTGTTAGTAACCCATATGTAATTTGCGCACCAGGTGAGTTAAGAGCCGTTAAACCTCCTAATCCTCCGGCGATTCCTACAACAAAGTTTTGATGTCCTAAATTAGAAAATAAGGCCGCCGCCGCGGTTGATATTGCCGCGGCAGTACCTGCGGTTCCTCTTGCCGCACCAGTACCGGCACCACCTCCACCTCCACCATTTGCGATAAGAAAATATGTTTGGGATGCGTTTGTTGAATTTGTAACATCGATGATGGTTTGTCCTCCACTAGTTCCGGCAATGGTTGCCGCTCCACCTGTACCTCCTAAACCAATAGTTATTGATAATATATCAGGAACTACAATTGCCGGTAGATATAATCTTGATATACCTCCTGACGCTCCTCCTCCTCCTCCACCTTTTGCAGAACCAGCCGCGGCACTAAATCCGCCGCCTCCTCCACCACCGGCACCTATTGCGGTTATTAAAATATTACTAACCCCTCTAGGTTTATACCATATTGCCGAGGAATAATAAAATTGAGTATTATTTCTTTGTGAAGAATTATATAAATCTAACATATTATTTTTACCAACAATTTATTATTACAAGTCCGTCTCCACCTCTACCTCCTCTTCCTCCTGTAATACCAGCACCACCTCCTCCACCTCCACAACCAATACCACCATCACCTCCATTTCCACCTGTACCTGTACCATTACCTCCACCACCAGTACCTCCTAAAAATATTAGTGGGGATAAGGAATTTATTTGAGAACTAATTCCGTCAGTTCCTCCTGATGTTCCACCTGAAAAGTTAGGTACGACACCAGCACCAATTATACTTCCTCCATTTGTACTAGTGTTTGAAACAGTTTTAGTTCCTCCTCCACAACCGGGGGTTATTGATAATGGCCCCGCGGCCGGTAATGACCCATATGTTATATTGGGGAGTCCTGAAGAACCTCCCGCTCCACCTGCGTTACTTATAAAAATTCCCATAGATGCTAAATTCGCAGTTTGCAAGGTAGTGGATTGACCTCCACTACCTCCTCCTCCTGATGAAAGTCCTTGGGTAGATGAGCCTCCCGCTATCATTATCGTTGATAAAAACGTAGTAATCCCTTCAACCCTACTTTCACTACCAACCACCCCATCTCCATTTGGTACTCCTCCGGCACCACCCCTTCCTACTGTCACTCTAAGTCTATCTTCTAACAAATCAGCACTAATCATCGCTCTTGATATCGCACCCGTACCACCTCCTCCACCACCATTACCAGCAACACCTGATGCGGTTGACTGACCTCCGCCACCACCTCCACCACCGCCTATCAAAGTAACATAAACCATACTTATACCTTGTGGTTTTATCCAATTTCCACTTTGATAAAATACTTGGGTTCTAAATGATGTGTCAGGTAAATTATGTGTCATATTAATTGCATGTTATAATAATTAATCCATGTCCTCCATTTCCACCACGACCTCCAACAAATCCTGTATTATTTCCTCCTCCACCACCTCCACCTGAACCAATTGCACCGTGACCCCCATTACCACCAGGAACAGTTCCATTTCTAGCCCCCCAACCTCCGACCCCTCCTGTAGTTTGAAATGGTTTCCATGAAATTTGTCCTCCGGGTCCGTCTAAAATTATTGTCCCATCAGAAGCAAATGTGTCTGATAAAGTAGTACCGTTTGCATCTATACCTCCAGGAGTTCCCCTAACAAACGTAGGTTGAGCACTTCTTGCCGCTCCCCCACTTCCACCACTTGTTAATGTTGCTAAAGCCGATACAGGTGTGGCGGTTGATGACGCACCATAACCGGCAGTACCGTTACCTCCGGCAATTGCAGAAAATATACCAAGGTTATGGTAAACTGATGTTGTTGCGGCGGCAACTCCACCACCTCCACCAGCAAGTCCGCCACTTGCGCCGCCAGCACCACCACCCGCACCTCCGTTTGTAAAAATAATTCTAGTTGATACTACATTACTTCCACCGGGTATATCAATATATGACGAACCTCCCGCAGTTCCGGCAACGGCATTACCACCACCAGCTCCCCCGACTCCAACATTTAATATTAAAGTTTCGGGTATAAAAATTGCAGGAATGGTTAATTTTGTAACACCTCCTCCGCCGCCTCCACCACCTCCTTGCGAACCTATCGATGGGGAAGTGGCGTTACCCCCTCCTCCACCACCTCCGGCCGCAACCACAAAAAAATTTATCATGGTTATGTTTTGTGGTTTACTCCAAAAACTTTGACCAGGTTGAGTGAATATTTGATTATAAGGGTCTTGTGGTAAATTAAATAAATCGTAAGCCATTATTCAGCCCAATCAGGTAATTCATTTGGGATTGTACAAGCATATCCACACGCACCCAAAGATAATGTGTTTCCACTTAAATCAGTGATTCTGTTTTCTTGGATACCCATCTCATCAATTATTAGATATCCGTATTCAACTGGAGAACCGTATTCGAATTTTATCTTGTAGTAATACATTAGTAGTCCCCTCCTATAACTGTTGCTTGAATATTAGCCCCCGTTGTTGGTGCGGTTCCTAGTGTGACATATATCCTATAATTTGCAGGTAATGCGAAATTAAATGGTATCTCATAAAATGGTGTTGAGGCCACTTGTGAAAATGTGGTGTTGGATGCGATTGTAATTTCATCAAATAGTGTACTATTTGATGCAACTGTAACATCTTGTCCATTGTTTATCCAAACACGAGCAACTGTTGCTGCGGTATTACCTGATGGTGGTACATGTCTAAATCTTATTTTTTGTACAAAACTTCCGTTTGTTCCTGCGGTAAACACAAGATAAGATGTACTACCTGTGACATTACCTGTATTTGCCGCATTCATCAGAGTTGACCATTGTGTCTCTCCTTGAATTGAAAAAATTGGTTGTGTATTTGCTGCCATATTGATTATATATAATTTAAGTTATTTCCTGTGGTGTAGGCTTTTCCGTAATCAAATTGTTGTATTATTACTACATTACCTGTCGATGTACTTGCCGATATTCCGTATCCCGCAGTAATTCCTGTTACTCCTAAATTAGTAATTGTTACATTATTGTCACTAGTTGTTGCGGTAATACCATCACCACTTGTAATACCAGTAATACCTTGTGTTATTTGATTTGTAAATACTAACGTGTTTGTTGCCGCGGATGTTATGGTTATACCAATACCACTAAAATTAAGGTCAGAGTTATTTGAGTTGGCACCGAATTGAGTAATTCCTCCAATCTGAATATTTTTAAATATATTCTGTGAGGAGCCCTTATCAATGTTTATTATTGTGGTTAGGAAACTTGTGGTATCTCCTGACAATCCGTCTGTTGCGGTTATACCTGTAATTCCTTGTTGTTGTGTATTTGTTATAGTTATAAGACCATTGTTATTTGACGATACCGATATTCCGTTTCCATTGGTTATCGCACTAACAGGTAGATTTTGATATGTTGTTGCAGATATTGTATTTGCGGTTAAACCATCTGTAAAAATGGTCGCCCCTGATACAGTACCACCTGTAAAATTAGAACCTGTTGTGCCTGTAAATGATATTGTAAAATTACCATTACTACCTGTGACTGATATGTTATCACCGCCAGTAAGACCACTAACAGGTAAATTTTGATATGTTGTTGCAGATATTGTTGTTGCGGTAATGCCATCATTAAATAATTGACCTACTGAAAAAATATTATTTACATTCTTATACGCAACATTTGCATATTCCGAGCTTGTTAAATGGTAATATTGACCGGCCGAACCACCTTGTATTCCTGTTAAATCATTGTGGGATTGTACTGTTGTTGGTTGGAATACTTGTACGAATGCGCTTTCCACAATACCCGTTGTTGCACTAACTTGTACGATAATTCTTCCTGTTAAAAACGCATGTGATGTTATTAATTCAGGTAAATTAGGTTCGGTTGATAATTGGGCTTCGGACACCGTATCGTACTCATCGGTACTCCAAACTTCATATAAATGGTCGTTAACTTCTTGTCCTCTAAAATACCAATTGACAAGATATTTTCCTGCAGTTGCTAGTACTTTATCAGTACTTGTATCATAATATAAATTATTTAAAGTATTCGAAGTTGTAGTATAAACCCAAGTACTTCCACTATGATAGCTTTGGAAAAATACGTCATCTTGACTATTAACGGCAACTAATGATTGTCTGTTTGTCGCATTCCAAGCAATACCTCCCGATAAAGTTACAACACCTGTTGACCCACTTAGTGCCAATGAAAATCCACTTTCCCTTGCAAATCTGTCAGTTGCGATAATCCTATCATTTAATTTATTTGGTAAACCGGCACCTTCATTACCAAAATCTAAAACATGAACAAAATTGTTTGCTCTATAAACAATTAAATATAGAACAATATTACTATCATTAATTGTTGAGTTATCGGTCAATACATCATAAACGGGAGAACCACCGTTATAATTTATTACAATATAATTTGTATCGTTATTGGACAACGCTGGTAATCCTCCACTTCCGGTTGTTGCGGATGTTACTACATAAACCTCAACACTTCCCGTAAATACAGCATTATTATATAATGCAACTTGTGTGGTTGGGAAAGTCATTGTCCCATCATTATTGTTAATCCATAAATCTGAATTCACAATAACCCCCGCATTATAATTAGGAACATTATAATAAGTTGTTGCCGATATTGTATTGGCGCTTAAACCACCTGTAAAAATGGTTGCACCTGATACAGTTCCTCCTGTAAAATTAGAACCTGTGGTTCCTGTAAATGATATTGTAAAATTACCGTTGGCTCCCGTTATAGAAATGTTATTCCCTTCCGTTAAACCGCTAACAGGTAAATTCTGATATGTTGTTGCTGATATTGTATTGGCGGTTAAACCTCCTGTAAATTGAGTTCCACCTGTTACAGTACCTCCACTTAATGGTAGGTAATCTCCCGATAAAGAACTACCAGTATAGGCAGATAAACTAATTGTAAATGCGGAGTATTGGTCTTTTCTATTTTGAGATAATGTTATCACATCATTATTCAATGAAAAACCTGTAACAAATGTGTCTCCACTTCCACCAATAGATGTTGATAAACCAACTTGTTTTGCGACAATAATTACCGAAGGAGAATCAGGTCTTGTCGGTGTTGTTAAACCACTTAATGCGGTTAATTGAACATATTGACTGTCAGATGAAAAATAAAATTCAACATAATCACCAGCATTTAACTCAAGTATATAAGAAACAAATGGTAATTGATATACACTGTTAGCAACTAATCCAAGAGTTGATGAACTCCGCTCAACATCTTGTCCATTTATTTTGGCCCAAATTGTTACATCGGCCTCCGTCCCTTGTGTTTTTTCTATTTGGGCGGAATATCCAATTTCATAAACACCCGTATTTTGTACTGTGATTTTAGTATTATCAACAACACTAATACCATTAGATATTTCAGTTGTATTATATTTCCAAACTGTCGCAATATTCGCACCACTTACAGGTTGGTTTGTTGAGTCAGAAAAACTTCCGTAATAATTTGCAGAAAAACCGGTTGCGGTTAAACCTGTTACGGTAAATGTTCCTCCTGAATTATTCGTAAATAATATTTCACTTCCGTTATAAGTACCTCCTGTTACATATACATCAAATCCTGAAGAACCTGATGACCCACCAGTTCCTGCTGAAAATATTAATGTATTATTTGCACCTGAAATAATGTTAAGATTGATTCCACTAAAATTAATAAATGTATTTGTGTTGGCGGAGAATTGTGGTGTTCCGTTAATATTAACAGAATGGAATACATGAGATAAATTACCACCATTTCCAAGAAATGTTGTACCTGATATTGCTCCGTCAGCTCTTATAAATGAAGTTATAGTTCCTCCTGAACTAATTCCTTGTATTAGTTGAGCAACAGTATCGGCACTGGTTGTTCCATTTTTAATAGATATTCCATCTAATGTAGAATTAATTGTGATTTCAGGTTCAGATGAATTAAGATACGCTTGTTGTAGAGTAGTTGTTCCGATACCTCCAGCAGCACCAACCGTTTCACCAAATTTAGAAACTAAAAAGATTTGAGCTCTTGAGGTATCTGATAAATTATCACAGGTACTTGTAATACTTAAAATACCTATTAATATTGCGTTATTTGTAAAATTTGGAAAAACCGTAAATGTTTCTGTTTGAATTCCTGCAATTGCGGCGGATAATTGATTATATTCTTCTTGCCCATATTGAATCCTAAATTGTCCGTTTTGAAGTAAATAAATTCTTTGGTTGGTTGATTTAACTCCTGATACTGGAGTCACTACCCCACCATCGTCCCATTTAGTTGGGTCTATTTGAGTTACATTTGTAACACTACCTCCTGTTTGGGTTCTGTATTGAAATGTACATGGGGATTGACCCGGAATAGTTACCGCATTTGGTTGCAAAGTATTAACTGAGAAATTAATACCTAAACCATATATAAAACCCGCACTTGTATTAAATGTAAGTCCAGTATTTACCGATGGATAAACTCCACCATTTATAAGATTTATTGGTGCAAAAACATCACGAAGCTGTGCAAGTGGAGATAATACAAAATCAGGTTGACTAAAAACAAGATTGATTGATGTTTTTTCAGGGTGACCGATTTTACCTAAAAATATATTTTGTCTTCTTTGTTGTTCTGTTAGTGGAGTTGCCTGTTGACCGATTGTTGCCCCACTTGTTAAATAAACGAATGTCTCAAAGGCAGTGTTTACATAAATGTCAGTATGAGTTCCACCACTATAATCAACATAATAAATTTGAGGTGATAATGGGTTTGATGTGTCATCAACTATCCATCCTTTAACTCTTGCTACTGAGAATTGTGTTGATGAAACTTTTGATAATCCCGAGAATTCAAAAACACCAGTTGAGTTGTTAACTGTACTTCTGTCCTGTCCCAAAATCACCCATTGAGCCCCATTACTAACAAGTTGAGCAGCGTTGGTTTCACTTAAAATTAATAAATTTTTATCATCAATTTTTTCACTTCCAAAAGGTAAGATTGTTACCGCCCCACCACCATTATTTTTAATCGCAAGTAATCTTCCCTGAACTCCTACAGCAGTTGGTAATTGGACATTAAATGTTCCACCAGTAACATCAACCATATAATCAAAATCGGTTACAGTGTATGTACTACTAACTGTTTTTTGAGGAAATGTTATTCCTCCCGTTGATGTAAGTCCGCTAGTCCTTGTTAGACCTGAAACAAATAAAGTATTTGCACTTAATCCACTTGTAAAATATGTGTTACCTGAGACTGTACCTCCACTTAATGGAAGATAATCACCTGATAAAGAACTACCGGTGTATGCCGATAAACTAATTGTAAACGCGGAGTATTGGTCAGTTCTATTTTGAGATAATGTGATTATATTATTATTTAAACTAAAACCTGTAACATAAGAATCAGGATAATTTAAATAAGTTGTTGCAGATATTGTAGTTGCGTAGATATTTCCCTCCACCGATAAATCGGCATAAATTGAAACATCGTCATTAAATATTGAAGTTGAGGTTACTTGTAATGTGGTTAAATCGGTTTGCCCAAGAACCGATATGTTTTGAAAATTAGCGGTATAGGCGGTTAGTGAATTGATATCAACACCTGAATTAAATGATGTAAACCCGCTTACTGTACCACCACTTAATGATAGGAAATAATTAGCCAAATCTGATGTTCCTGTAAAACTAACAACAACATTACCAGTTGTAGGAGATACGGCAATTCCATCAGTACCTGTCACACTTGTAACTCCTGATGATGGTGTTGCGGCAGTTACAGGAGCCCAAATGGCATTACCAAACGAATCACAAGTTAAAACATAACCAAGTTGTTCCGTACCGTTTGAATATGTAAAACTATCATTAACCGTTAACCCTGATTGAAAAACGGGATTAACAGGGACCGCACCACCAATTCTATAAACTATACCATCACCAAAATTACATTGTAGGACATAATTATATGAATCTTTAATTAATTGGTCTTTAATATCTGCCATTATTTAATTTTACAAATTTTGTAGTACTAATAAATAGTGATAAATTAGATTCCAGGAGGACAAACTCCATTAACACAATTACCCAAAATTGTAATAGTCAAAATTGGGTCATCTGTGGTCGGGGTATTACCACATCTTTCTAATATATTACCAGCAGTAACTGAACGAGCAATTAGTATACCGTCACATCTAATATAAGTAATATCTATATCACTACCTGACGCAGTATTATCAAACTGAATACAGAAACAATTTTGGTTTGCTTCAGGTGTTGGGGTTGGGGTTGGTGTATACGAAGGTGTTATAGTCACACTTGGTGTTGGTAACAAACATCCAATATTATAAAATAATTCACACCCGTTTGCATCTATTAGTTTAACTATAACTGACGGAGCTCCGGTTAAACCAATCGGTAAATCAATATATAATGGAAAAACTGAAACTCCAGTTGCCGCCGAATAACAATAAGTTATTGTCGTATCACAAACATAAACATCATAAGGCGCGACTCCTGTTACATTATTTATTTCTATAACTTGCATTACTATAAAATAATTCTTTTGTTTTCAGTATAAATAGAAAAACTTTAACTTTATTCTTTTTGGCTTATTTATATTAAATGGCAACAATATGTTACTCGTGGGACGACGCTCCTTTTAAATGGTTAGAAACTCCTTTCACTTGGGCTGAAGGTTGTGTAATTGAAAAACTTATTGTTGGAGGTGCTGGTGGTATGCAATCCATCAGACGATTTAGAGAAAGAGTAAAACAACTATCGGACGAGGATAAAAAAGTTCTTATAAATCTTTTTATAAGATTAGAGGTTGACGAAATTGTTTTTGAAAGAAGAGTTAATAAAAATAAAAACACTAAAGTTAAATTAAGATTAAAAGATATTGAAGTAACCAAAGGGATTCAAAAAAATATCAAAGTCAATGTAAATTTAAAAGATAAAGATATTTATTAATATGATTTACAATTTATACACAGATAAACCTAATAAGTTCAATTGTAATATTGAAATTGAAGGAACTTCTTTATCTAAATCTAGAGTTAGATTAGTTGTTGAAACTGAAGATATGTCGTATATGTTTAACGGCAGAATAGAAAATAATGGTCTTTGTGAGGTTAATATTCCAAAAACCAAACATTTTTTACCTGAGGGTTCTCAAGGTCTAATGAGGCTTGAGGTTATTGCCGACGATGTATATTTTGAACCTTGGTCATCACAATTCAACGTTAAAACAAATAAAAAAGTAAATGTGGTAGTTTCTGAACAAGTGGAAGAAAAACCAAAGTTAAGAGTTCAAGTAATGGAACAACCACAAGAAGAACCAAAACCAAGAATTGTAGAGACCAAAAAATCTCAACCAAATCCCCCAAAAAAGGTTGAGATTACAAAAGAACAATTACTCAGAAGATTGAGTCGATAAATAAAAAACCCTCAAATGTGAGGGTTTTTTTTATGCTAATATTTTTATTAGATACCTGGACCGGTGGAACAATCTGATGGGAATAACGGACCAAAAGAATTACTCGGCTTTAACTCACATGTTGTCGTACATGAGAAATATATTCCAGTACCAGCTAATAAATCGTAATCTGTCACAAACAGTAACTGCGGATTATTGAATGGATACGCGCAAACACAGTTTGGTTGAGCGTAAACTCTAGTTGATGGGGTTTGATATAAATCAATTATACCCGTAGGATATCCTGTGGCATACTGTACTTGAGCTTGGTTAGCACCAGCACACCACCAAGCCTCCCAACATGGAAGTAATAATGCTGCCCCTGGGAATGATTTACAGGCGAATGTGGTACCATTAATTGGATTTATAATACTAATACCTGTAAATCCACTAATATATTGAGCGGGAGATAAATTACATTCAGGGGTTTTTGTTGGGGTATTTGTTGGAGTCTTAGTAATAGTTTTAGTCGGTGTTTGAGTTCTTGTTACGGTTGGTGTTTTAGTATTTGTTGGTGTTACGGTTGGTGTTTTAGTATTTGTTAATGTTACGGTTGGTGTTTTAGTATTTGTAGGTGTAATTGTTTTAGTAGGTGTTATTGTTTTAGTTACTGTGTTGGTTGGGGTGTTAGTTTGTGTTGGTGTTTGTGTTGGGGTAGAGCTTGAACATATACAACCCGGGTTACTTGTTATAGTACCCGAAACACCAGTTGTTCTAACCACACTACTTGCACAACTAACAGTGTATGATTCAGTTCCTGTTAAAGACACAGAACCAGTACTACTATCACAATATACAATTTCAAAAGTTTGTGGTTGAGATGAGCCTCCAGCGTATAGATACCAAGTTGTACAACAAACGCTTGTCTTAGTAGGTGTTGGGGTTTTAGTCTTAGTAGGCGTGATAGTAGGTGTTTTAGTTATTGTGTTTGAAGGTGTAATACTTACACTTATTGATGGTGTTTGTGTTTTAGTTGGAGTTTGTGTTTTAGTAATAGTAACACTTGGTGTTATTGAGTTTGTAGGGGTATATGTTGGTGTTGGGGTTTTGGTCGCCGCTATAGATTTTGTTAAAGTCTGAGTGATTGTATTAGTTGGAGTTAAAGTTTTTGTAGGCTCAATAGTCTTAGTTGGAGTTTTTGTCACCATTGGAGTTGAGGTCGTTGTTTTTGTTGGTGTTATAGTATTTGTTGGAGTTTTTGTCACCTCAACACTATTTGTTGGAGTTTTAGTCACAGTTGGGGTTGATGCCATTGATTTTGTAGGGGTTATGGTGTTTGTTGGAGTGTTTGTTGGTTCAATAGTCTTAGTTGGAGTTTTTGTTGGCGTTGGGGTTTTAGTACCTGTATTGGTTGGTGTTGGACTTTCCGGTGCTCTTTCTGGAATATTTGTTTTAGTTACAGTTGGGGTTATGGTATTTGTTGGGGTTAAAGTTGGGGTTTTGGTTGGAGTTTTAGTTTGAGTTTTTGTTGGTTCAGGAGTATTTGTTTGTGTTTTAGTTTGAGTTAATGTTACAGTATTTGTTGGGGTTTTAGTAATTGTTGGCGTTGGTGTGTTAGTTAATCCAATTGTTAATGTTGGTGTGTGACTAGATGTATTTGTAACTGTAGTTGTGGGAGAAGGTAATGGTGTTTTGTCCGGCGTTTTTGTGGGGTCCAGTGTTCTTGTTACTGTTTTAGTTATCGTTACTGTTTGAGTTAAAGTTGGTGTTGAAGCCGGTGTTTTAGCAGGTGTCTTGGTTGGTGCAGGTGAGATTGCAATTGGTTCATAAGGAATGTAAGTAGGTGTTGGTGTGTTTGTTTGTGTTGGTGTTTTTGTTTGTGTTTTAGTTGGCTCAACTGTAGTTGTTTGAGTTGTCGTAGCCGTTGGTGTCTTGGTATTTGTTGGAGTAACTGTCGGTGTTTTTGTTTGAGTATTTGTAGGTTCCGCGGTACTTGTTTGAGTTTTAGTAACTGTTGGTGTTTTAGTAACTGTTGGTGTGACTGTTGGTGTTATATCATTTGTTCTTGTTATAGTGTTAGTAATAGTTTGAGTTGGGGTTTGATTTGGGGTTTTAGTGTTAGTAGGAGTTTGAGTATTAGTCTGAGTATTAGTTTGAGTTACGGTAGATGTTATTGTCATTGTTGGGGTAGGGGTTGGAGTCGTAGGTATTACTACAAATTCAAAGTCGCTTGGTGTACAAGCAGATACCTTACAATCAGGACAATCAGGATTAAACATCCTAAACTGAGTTGACCTTAACTGAAAATTGTGTTTTACTTCCGGTGCTGATAGTGGCTCAACGTAAAATCTAAACTGTGATATACCACCCTCAAAGGTACCTGCAAAATTTTGTTCAAGTAATATATTTGTCGTTAACCCACTTAAAGTTGTACCTGTTAAATCTACAGTAGGTAAACATTCGGGGTCTTGTTGGTAGGGGCCTGTTTTTCCACTACAACTAATAAATGTTAGGTTTTCTCTCAGACCTTGTGTACCTCCACCCCACGACATGTTAAAAGGAACGCCAATTTGTTTTTCTTTATCGGTATTTAAGGCTCTTGGAATTATCTCTTCAAAATCCTCAATCGTGTAGAATATTCTACCGTTTATATAAATTTTTAATCTACCTTTTCTATAATGTTCATCAATTAACCACTTTTCATTAAGTTGTACAATTTCAACTTCTAAATCTTCAGTTCCTCTTGTATATGGTGGGGAAATTAACGCCACTGAATTATTTGCAAGTGACTGTAAAAGTTGTTTTTCAGTAATATCACCTAAACCGCCTCTATAATATAAATCACACACATCTAACCAAGTGTATCTTTCCCAAACAAAGTCAACTTGGAACCAATGTTCTTCATCAAGATACGCCGGATTAATCGATTCACAATATGGATAAATTGGTGGTGAACAGTAATCGATAACCGTGTATCCTGTTGTGTATGAAACACCAGAATTAGAACAAGTTCCAGTTGTTTCACAACCACCGGTAAATCTTAAAACACGAACCCCGATTTGAGGATTATTAGGTTCACCACATAATCTAAATGCTATATTATTTGATAACGCATCCCATTTTGGGTCGGACTCACATGTATTTTCAATAGAATACTCAACCTCAACGGTTTTTTCAAATTCAAACTCAGTAGATATTGAATACGAAAATACTTCCTCAGAATAAATAACAATATTAGTAAATTCACTAACCCCGACATAATCTGAATATTCATCGTCAATAACAACTTTAGTTGACCCTGATATAGTACCCGCAGATATCGTTATACTCGAATTTATTGTGGTTATTTCACCATTAAGTTTTGGTAAAAGATTTGTAAAAGTTATTATAGTGTTTGTTTGTTGGATAGAATCTGAGACTATTTTGAATTCGGCAATAAATGAACCTGAAGAATAATCGGCTAATAGATTAAAAGAAGAAGAATTTAATAATCCTAAATTTATACAACTTTGTATTTGTGAAAACCCTTCAGATACTATTGGTCCATTTGAATATACTTGGGTTATGGTATTAGGGAAAGTTATTCTAAATGTACTTGGTGGAGTACTTTTTCTTTGTAGATATAATTCGTTATTATATACAAATAAATTACCTGAATTAATTGTTGAATTTATTGAGGTTATATCTATTTCAGCTTCGGAACCTCCTGAAAAATTGTATTGAGTTAAATAAGTTTTTGACAAAACATTATTTCTACTCAAAATTAAATATTTACCTCCCGTGGTGTATAACAAACTTCCGTTAGGTATTCTACCAGTTGGTAAACTAAATAAAATAGTTGTGGATGTTATTGTGGATGAAGTTAAAGTAACTCTGATTAATTGATTAGAGTTATTAAAGGTTACAATTGTTTCATCGTCAATAGCAAAAATTGGACTAGTTGCCGCATTACTAATACCCGAACTATAGGTGTAATTTGCAACATTAGTACCACTAAAAGTTGGAGAGTTTGAATAAGAGAATTTCCTTATAACACCTGAACCTCTTACAAATATAAAGTTATTAGTTATTGCAATTGATTGTGATGAAGACAGTCTTGTTCCAATATTTAAATAAGTTATAGTATTACTTGAATAGTTGTACGTATATATAAGCCCTGTTTGAGTATCTACCGCAACAATTGCACAAGAATCTATAGTGGTGTTAGGACATCCATTTACATCACAAGAACCTACAGAAACCGCAAACGATGTTGATGCGGTATATAGATTACTAGAGACACAAGCCTGTAAAACACCACCAGCAACAATTGATTGTTGTATTGGTGGACTTATTAATTGACATGGCTGGTAGGTAACTGTAACTGAATTTGTACTTCCAGTATTAAAAAATCTAACACAATTACAATCTAAAAGTGACGGTATACTTGGTGTATTAGTTGGAGTTAAAGTTGTGGTTGGTGTTATAGTTTTGGTTATAGTAGTAGTCGGAGTTAAAGTCGTGGTTGGAGTATTAGTTAAGGTTATATTTGTTGTTGGTGTTTGAGATGGGGTAGTTATAGGTGTTGATGTCTTTGTGTTAGTTATTGTTGGGGTTATTGTTGTTGTAGGAGTTTGAGATAAACTTAAATTAGTTGTATTGGTTATTGTTGTTGTAGGAGTTGGCGTAACTTTTGTTAATGTTGGAGTTTTTGTTAATGTTCTAGTAGGAGTTGGGGTTTGTGTTGATGTTCTAGTAGGAGTTGGCGTAACTTTTGTTAATGTTGGAGTTTTTGTTTGTGTTCTAGTAGGAGTTGGGGTAACTTTTGTTAATGTTGGAGTTTTTGTTAATGTTGGAGTTTTTGTTTGTGTTCTAGTAGGAGTTGGGGTAACTTTTGTTAATGTTGGAGTTTTTGTTAATGTTGGAGTTTTTGTTTGTGTTCTAGTAGGAGTTGGTGTAGGTGTTGGTGTTGTTAGAGTGCTAGTCGGTGTTGGAGTTACTGAAGTTTGTGTTTGTGTTATAGTTTGAGTTGGTGTAATTGATATTGACGGGATAGAAAAATTATTTATTCTGAATACCTTAACCCATCCGTTGTTGCCGGGGGTTTGTATAGACAAATTAATTTGGTCAAACGGTATTGAGGATGTAACTAAGATTCTAACTTGTCCTCCATCTCCATTTGGAATACTGGCACACTGTAACCCACCTGAAATTTGATTTTGGGAATACTGTAACCCGCAACATCCTCCACACAATGATGCCGTAGTTGTTCCGCTATTAGCACTAAACGTCAATATGTCAGCGTTTTGTAAATTACTGAATTCGAACGTAATACTTGATAGTTGAGTTGAGGAGCTCATCGTATAATTACCATACAACCCACCATTAGGTATTATTGAAGGTTGGGCGGCAACTGTAGTAATTGACGTGCAGTTAAATGAAACAAATGAAAATTGAGCACTTGGTGAATAGGTATTAGTTGATGTTCTAACAAAACTAACGTTATTTATAACCGTAGTAGACGTAAACGGAAGGGCAACGTCATAAATTTTAAGACATGGTGAGTTAGATGTTTGGGTTGGGGTTGGAGTTGGTTTTGTTGGTGTTGGTGTAGTATATGTAGGTGTAATAGTTTTAGTAGGAGTGTTTGTTGGTGTGGGTGTCTGTGTCACTATTGAACCTAAACAACTTAGTCCGTTAATATAATCAACCATTCTTCTCTGTGGTTGAGGTCCCAATATAAACTGCATTGTATTCCCATACGACATAATGGTTGCACCTGATGAAATACATCCTTGTCCGGCGGGGTTCAATATACTAGTGGTACAATCACAGTTACTTCCAGTGCCTCCATCACAACAATCTAAACAACAATTACCATAAGTTGTAGTACTGGCACTTGTAAATGAACAATTCCAATTCGAAGCAAAAGTATGGTACGATGTAAAATTATGTCCTATCTCATGAACCGCAGCTGCGACATTCCAACAATTATTGGAGTTATAATACGGGTTACTACCAAAATTGGTTACATAACCCTCAGGAGGTGGAGTTCCAGGAGTGGTACTTGTTAAACGCAATTGATGCGCCGCAAATGTCTTATTAGGGTTACACACACCACCAACGTACGCAATACTTTTTCTAGAACTACCGGTACTGGGCCAATTACCTGTTAATAACATTGCAATATCTCCATTAAAGGTGATATTATTATTAAGATAATAATCTCTATAGTTACTTAGAAAACAATTATTTGATGTTGTTGCAGTACATCCGCAACAATAACGGTACGGAGAAGCTCCACTTGTCCAAATCTTAAGCTCATTTAAAGTAACACTTATTCCATCGGCCGCAAATACTGATGCGACTGAGTTAAACATTGATGTAACCCAACTAACTGTAGTACTTTCTGTACCGTAATATAAAAAAATATCATAGTCACATTCCCAAAAACACTTAACATTTTTTGTAGCAACTGTGGTTACATATGAATTTAAATTATTAGGGTCTATATTTTCTAAAATTATGTTATCTAAATTATTTGAAACTAAATCCCCAGCAGGAGAAAAATAACTTAGTACATCTTCTTGATTATCAACTACGGAACAGTCAAAGTTTATTGGTTCATAATTTTCTAAACAATGGTGAGTATCTCCGCTAATATTGTTTACATCAATTTTCATAGTACCATCGGCAATCAAACCGCTAATACCATCTTTAGTAAAAATTATTGAGGCATTTGAATCCTGTTTACCCTCGATAATACCGTCATAGTATTCTCCTAACTCAACATCTAAAATTTCTCCAAATTCATTGGTAACTCTAAAAGAATCCGATAATATCTTCTTTCTAACTAAATTTAATTTAACACTATAATCTTTAACGGGTAACTCGACACTCAATTTTTTAGGTTTATCCGTTAATACGGATTCTAAAAATTTTTTATTAGTTTCAAAAACAGAGTTACCGTGAATTTTACTAATTAATTGTACTTCCTCTAAAATAACTAAATCAGTTGTATTACCAGTACTACAAGTGTGTTTCTTACATTCCCAACCACATGTTTGACAAGTATCTACGCAAGTATCACATATTGATGTTGGTTGACAACCACAATTAATTTGTTTTGATAATACACCACCGCAAATATCACAACCATAATTAACATGAGGGTCATGAATATCGTTTTCTGACCTTGGAGGATAAACATATATACATCTTCCATTTGTAAAATTATTTCCACAACAAGAACAAGTTTCAATACATGTTAACTCAGAAGTCACCCTTGAGTATCCGGTGAATGTTGTTGGGCTTCCGTCCGCATGGTGATAAAATTTATTTTCAGCTCTAGCACCCAAATAAAAAAATATGTTTTTATTATTAGGGTATATTTGATTTAAAGTAGTCTCTCCTGAATTGGGTGAATATTCATCAAACAATCTAGGTTTTAAAATCATCTCAACAGTCCAACCTTTATTTACTCTTTCAGGTAAAATGTCGTAATCATATCCAAATAATTTATAAAATCCTTGATAGAATCCACCATATAGTTCATGATAATAACCCGCGTAATCATCCCTTTTAGTTACTACTTCATATAGAACTTTCTCATTAAATCCTGAAAATCTAAAGTTTGGTAAATCAGTATTTGATTTAACCTGAAACATTTTAAATCTTCTATCAAAATGATTTCTACTAAATTTAATACTTGAATTAAAAATACCATTGGTAAAATAAATTGTTTGGTCGGTCATACCGGTCACCAAACCGTTATCAATACCCGTCAAACCAATATCACAGGTTGAACCTGATAATATACAATTTAAATCCTCATCTTCAGGATTATAATAATTTTGAGAAACAAAAATATTATATGGGTTATATACTCCATAATATAAGGTAATATCTTGTACAGTATTGGTATCATTTATATCAATATAAATTGGTAACTTATTACCATAAGTTTGAGCAATTAGATAAGGAGAGAATACTACCTCTTGATTAAACCCCGTTTCATCGGAAGTTAAAGAGATATCTGTAAAATCCAAAGTGAATTTAGGGTACAGATTTGGATATACGTATTGATTAATATTCTGCCTCGCCATACTTTTTCAAATAAATACCTTGTTTCAAAGTATTTATTTAATAAAAACTATGATAAGTTATAACAAAGAATACTTTAAGAACAATATGTATTTCTTCTTGAAAGATAGGGGAGATAAAATTTCTTTGTACTATTCAATTGCAGATAATTTAGTGGAATCTAGAAAAAAAGATGAAAAAAAAGATTTCAATAAAAAAGACGAAAAAAAATTAAAATCAATTATCCATAAATTTTTAAATTCACCTAAAAAAGTATCTAAAAAAGAAATAGATAAAGAACTTAATGATGTTGAAAACGATGGAGAAATGAATGAACTTATCGATATTGATGGTACGTTCCTGAATTCAAAAGTACCTTTTTTAGATATGAAACAACACCCTAGAAAAACTATGGACCAAACAGTTTCTATGTCAAGAGTAACTAATGACCCAGTAACTAGAGGTTATCGTGTTTATTGGGGTGAGGGTGAGGAAAAGGATGATAACGTTGTTAGTGAGGTTGACTACTCAGACGCATTTGGATATGAAGAAACAAAGGATAAAGATTATAAGGACACTGTTAAAATATTGAAAAAAATGGGTTCTGATAATGCCGAGGAAAGAGCAGTTGAGATGGGTAAGAGCCCTAAACTAGATAAGAAGAGAAAGAAAGGCGCTTTTGTTAGACAAAGATTATCAGAAAAAGATACAATTGAAGAAGAACAGAAAAAAGCTATGATGAAGATGGTTGAGGATATATTGGCCAAAAAATCAAAGGACTCTTCCGATGTCGTTAGTAAAAACGAAACACCTATTAGTAAAATCTTAATGAAAAATTTACAGTCAATTAAAAAATTGGCGGAGCGTGAAGGAATTAATATAAATCAACTTATTAAAGCTCTTAAATCAAGTGAATAAAGACCTATACGGAAAAAAAGTACCATTACCAGAGGATGTCCTAATTTATCTAGGTCAATGTCACGACGCTGCGGTTGGGGCTGACGACTCAACCGAAGGGTATAAAAGAAATAAGGAATTAAGAGATAGTGGAGAAGTAACCTACCAACAATTAAAAAGAATGAAAAATTTCTTCGATAGTTTTAATGGTCATGAGAACGATTTACCATTTATTTTAAATGGTGGTCACTATGTTAAAGGTTGGGTCGATAAAACACTGGGTTCGATGAGAGACGGAGTTGATTTGGGTAAAGAAGTAAAATCTGAAGTTTTACCTAATCAATACATTGCTCCTCACGAAAAAGAAGGTCTAAAAAATATAAATAGGCCAAGTAAAAGTCATAGTACGAACGCAGACCAATATAATTTGGAAATAACCGAGAATTTAAAAAGAATAAATGATTTAATTAAAAAAATAATATAACATGGCACAGAGAGAACCTTTAAATTTTGAGCAACCGAATAATGAGTTGTCACAAATTGCCGAAATGGAAAGAAGAAAACTTCTACCTAAAAACGATTTTATTAAAGACGCTAATGAATATTCATCAGTTAATAAAGATGCAATTGCCGATGGTGACTCCTATGGTAAAGGAACTGGAATATTTTTAGATGTCTATAATCAACAAGCGGGGGCTATTCAAGATATCTTAGAAAGAAAGGCTGAGATAGTTATTAACGAATATAAAGCCAATAATCCTTACACAACACCTAGTGCATAATGAAACTTACGGAAACCGTAAAATCATTAATATTAGAAGTCGCATCAATCGATTCGATTGTTGATGCAATTAAGAAAAAAAATAAAGTAATTATTTACTACGATGGGGATGAGCCAGGTGGTCGTGGTTTGAGACAAATAGAACCTGTTTGTTTTGGTTATAGTAAAGCGGATAATCCTGTTTTAAGAGCATGGGATGAGGAAGGAGCTTCTCATACGGGATATAAGGGCGAACAACCTTTACCAGGTTGGAGATTATTCAGGGTTGATAAAATATTATCATTCAAACAAACAGGAGAAAAATTTAATACCGCGAGACCTGGTTATAATAATTCGGGAGATAAAAGTATGTTAAAAGTTATAATTAACGCTTCATTTGGCCCGGAACAACCTTAAATTTTATTATTATGACAAACGAAAATGATTTAATGAGAAAACTTATGATATCCAAACAGATAATGGATAAACATAGAGAATTACCTAGAAATACTAACGGAGATATTGGTTCAATATCCGAACAAAGAATTATGGCACCTGATTTACAAAATTTTGAATCGCCAAACGCCTCTTATAATATCCCACAAGAATTTATGCAGGAAAACGCCGCAACAAAAATCCCAAAGTATGTTAATTCAAGTGACCGAATTATGTCGTCAAAATTACCTGACGCAATCAAACAACTGATGATTGAACATCCAATTAACCAACCAAATTCAATGTCAGGACCTACTTTGTCTGATGAGTTAGTTGAAAAAGCAGCAAGATTGATGGGAACTAGTGGCCAACAGACTCAAGAAAATACAATTCAAAGACCAATACAAAAACAAACTGTTTCTGACAATAAAGAATTTAGACAAATGTTAAAGGAAGTTGTTAAAGAAGTACTATCTGAAAATGGTGTTATTGTCGAATCTACTTCGAAATCAAATGATGTTTTTTCTTTTAAAGTAGGAAAACATATATTTGAAGGTAAAGTCACGAAAGTAAAAAAACTACAGTAAAATTAACCCCTCAAATGAGGGGTTTTTTGTTTTACATGGTTGATATTCTTTGTTTTTTGGTTTATAATTTTCACATATTATTTTAATTATGAGTCAAAAAATTAATGTTTTAGTTCTTCCATCGGATAAAACCGGTGTTGGTAAGTTTAGGTCAACTGACCCACATGTTATGCTACAAAACATGTACCCCGATGATTTCCATGTTGATATCGATTATGAACCAAAAATAAATGATGTTAGTTACTGGAAAAAATATCAAATAGTCCATGTCCATAGAAATATAGGTAATGATTACTCAGGTAATCCAGCAATAATTAATTTTATAAAATCATTAGGAATTCAAGTCGTTGTAGATTTAGATGATTATTGGTTACCTACTATTGAACACCCTATCCATCATTTAATTCTACAAAATAAAATACATGAGAGGATTATGGATAATTTAAAAGTTGCAAGTTATGTAACAACAACGACTACTGTTTTTGCCGATGAAATAAAAAAATTAAACAAAAATGTGGTTGTTTTTCCGAATGCAATTGACCCTAATGAACCACAATTTAAACAAAAAACTGAAGAGTCAGATAGAATCAGAATTGGGTGGCTCGGTGGGTCATCCCACTTACATGATTTAATGTTACTTGATGGATTTGTTCAAAAAAACGGTAAAGAAATTAACGATAAAATTCAGTATGTTCTTTGCGGGTTCGACACTAGAGGAACAATGACTGAGATTAACAAAGAAACAGGAGAACAAAAACAAAGGCCCATTTTACCACACGAAACCGTTTGGGCGAGATATGAAGAAATTTTTACAGACAAGTATTCTATTATAGATGAAGACTATAAAAAGTTCCTTTTAAATTTTGAGGAGTTATCCTTTCCTTCCGAAAAAGAATTACCTTATCGACGAGTATGGACAAAACCTGTTACATCATATGCTATGAACTATTCTAAACTTGATGTTTCACTAGCACCGATTAAAAATCATGTATTCAATAGAATGAAATCTCAACTAAAGGTTATTGAGGCGGGATTTTATAAAAAGGCTTTAATCGCATCAGATATTGGTCCTTATAGTATTGATTTAAAACATTGTTTGAAAAATGGTGAATTTGTTGATGGGAACGCTTTATTAGTTGATGAACATAGAAATCATAGTGACTGGTCCAAGTTCATTAAGAAATTAGTTAATAACCCTAACTTGATAACCGATATGGGTGAAAGATTGTATGAAACAGTAAAAGACACGTATGATTTGAGAAATGTTACTAAAGCAAGAGCGGAGTGGTATAAAACAATTGTAAAATGATAAAAATACCTTTAACCAAAATTTTATTTATTGATGTTGAAACTGTAGGGTGTTGTCCTGACTTCGCTAGTTGTCAGGCTCTTAATCCTACTTTGGCAACTCAATTTATTAATTACTATGATTGGTTTTTAAAAAGATTTCCTGAGGACGACACCGCGGTAAGTAATAGAGAACTGGCCGAAAAAAAACGAGACAGAATATTTGAGAAGAGGGCAACTTTAGTTCCTGAATTTGCAAAAATTGTTTGTGTAAGTGTGGCATTTGTTACGGATAATGGTGAAGTTAAGAAACAAACTTTCTCGGGAAAAGATGAACTTGAGGTGTTAAAAGGAGTTCAAAAACTTCTTGATAGATGTGGTAAATTGGATTTCTATTTGTGTGGTCACAATCTTAAAAATTTTGATATCCCGATGATTGCTAAAAGAATGATAATCAATGGATTGATGCCACCTTCTATTTTACCTTCTTATGATACTAAACCGTGGGAGATTAAAGCTATTGACACAAAAGAAATTTGGCAATATGGTTCGTATAGTTCAATAAGCTCTTTAGATTTACTTTGTTCTTGTATGGATATACCAACATCTAAAGATGGTGAAATAAGTGGTGATAAAGTTCACAACGCATATTGGTTTGAAGATAAACTTGATTTAATAACAGAATATTGTGAAAAGGATGTTTTGGTATTGATTGATATTATAAAAAAATTAAAGGAGTTACAATGATTGATTTAAATACAAACTTAAATTACTTAAAAGAAAATTCTGACAAGATTCGTGAGATGTTAGACGAAAACTTTGATGATGATATGTTTGAAACAATTTTAAATGAAACGGGGATTGATATTAGGGAGTTTGATAAACAATTTGAAAACTATACTCCTAAAATTGAACTGAAATACAAGAAATTAAACCCTGACGCAAAACCCCCTTTTTATAATTACCCGTCCGATTCGGGTTTTGATTTATATGCAACTCAGACAGTTTATATTACAAAATTTGGAAGAGCGTTAGTTCCAACAGGATTGTCGTTTGACATCAAAGATGGATATGAAATTCAAGTAAGGTCAAAAAGTGGTCTTGCGATTAATCAAGGTCTTATGGTTTTAAATTCACCAGGGACTGTTGATAATGGTTATACAGGAGAAGTCCAAGTAATCATTTTTAACACTAATGATTTTATGGTTACAATTGAAAAGGGGACAAAGATTGGTCAAGCGGTTCTTTGTCCTGTGGCGAATGGAAAGTGGGTTGATTTACAAGAAACCACAGAAGAAATTAATAAAGATAGAAATGCCAATGGTTTTGGCTCAACAGGAATATGATTACAATAGGATATAGCACAAGAAAAACAAATCCCCAATACCAAGAAGTATTAAAAAAATCTTGCGGATTAAAAAATGTAGAAGTTATCGAGATTGTAAATGATGGTGTAATGTCGTTACCCGAGGCTTACAATAAAATACTTAAAGAGTCGTCGAATGATATCGTTGTTTTGTGTCACGATGATTTGGAATTTGATACAAATAATTGGGGAAGTAAATTACTAAAACATTATACTAAACATTCTGAATATGGTATTATTGGTATGGCGGGTTCTAAGTACTTACCTGAGAGTTCAAAGTGGTGGGAAATACCTCAAACAATGTATGGTATTGTAAATCATAAAAATGAAGGTAAAAAATGGACTAGCACTTATTCAAAACACATCAATAATAACATTGAAGAAGTTGTATTGATTGACGGTCTTTTTATGTCGTTGAATAAGAAAAAAATTAAACACAGCTTTGATGAGGAATTTAAAGGATTTCATTTTTACGATTTATCTTTTTGTATTCCAAACCATTTAGATGGAGTTAAGATTGGGGTTGTTACCGACATCAGAATAACTCATCTTTCAATAGGTATGACCAACGATAGTTGGGAAAATAATAGGGTATTCTTTTCTGAAAAGTTTAAGGAGAGTTTACCGTTAGACATTACAAATGATGGTGTTTGTGAAACATTCATATTTTGTCACGACCAAGACATTATTTTAGATTATGAATCTTCAGGTAAATTTAATAATTTAAAAAAATACAGATATGTTTTTTTAGGTAATAGACCAACAGATAAGATTGATAATAATGACAACATTATAATCGCAAGGAATCTTGAGCATAACTTGGAGGAATATCCTAATATAAATGCATACACAGGATGGTATGCGTTATGGAAAAACAATTTGATTACCACACCTTATGTTAATTTATTTGAATACGATGTTATTCTAAATAAAAATATTGAACAAGTAATGAGTAAATTAATGTACGATGGTCAAAAAATGATTGGGTATATTCCTTTCCCATGTACAAATTACCATTTTATAGACAACAAGGATTGGGTTGCTGAGTTGTTTGACGCAATTAAACAAGTTCATAAAATTGATTTAGAAAAAACTATTCGTCTTTACATGAAACAAAATCCTAATATGATTTGGTCTACGACTAGTAATTGTACTATGGAAGTATCATTTTTTAATGATTATATGAAATGGTTTGAGCCACTAGCTCAATTAATTAAAGGTTCAAAAACTGCGGGTCACGGACACGAAAGGTCAATGACTTTTTACTGTTTGATGTATAAACATACTCCATTTATAACACAAGGATTTATCAAACACTATCAAATGAATTCACATGGAACCCAAGACCACCATGTTGATTATGAAAAAAACATAAAAGAATTAATAACAAATTAAAATGGAAAAAAAATTAAAATGGTTTAGTTATCTAAATGATAACCCAAAAATGTTAAATGAGTATTTGGAATACTATAAAGTGGCAATTTATAGCCAAACTATAAATTGTCCGTCTTTAGAACCATATCTAATATATGATGGTGATAATGAAGAAGTAATTTCATTTTGCGAAAGAAAAAACATTAAATTAATAAAATACACGCCAAGGATTAAAGAGGAGGTAATTAAACATTATAGTGTACATCAACCAACTCAAGTTTTTGACGCGTTAGCTTGTTTTTTAAAACCTTACGTACCTCTAATTGTAAAAGAAATTTTAAAATCTGATGACGAATATGTTATTTTAACAGATACTGATGTATTGTTTTTGAATGAACCTAACTATACCGAATCAAATAAAATAAATTTCATAGGTGTTTCATCTGAGTTTGATATCAATTTATCCGACTTTAATGCCGGTATTATGTATTTTAACGTTGAGAATATGTATAATGACTTAGAAAATTTTGAAAAATTTATAGTTAAAAATTTTGATAAGTTTAAGGTTTTTGACCAAGACGCGTTTAAAATTTATTATAGTGACCGAACTAAAAAATTACCTGTTGGATACAATTACAAATGTTACTGGAACTATTCCAAACCTATCGATGAAATAAAAATTATACATTTTCACGGTTTAAAACCATATCAATATATGGATGTGTTAACCGGTAAAAATACAAACCCAGTTTTAAAACCTATGTTAACTCCATTTTACATTGAAATGGTTGGATACTATAAGGGATTAAGAGATATTGAGAAGAAAAGTTATGAAGTACTTGAGTTTTAGTTTGTGGGGTGACGACCCATTATACAACGTAGGGGCGATAAAAAATGCCGAATTATCTAAAATGATTTATCATGATTGGAAGGTTGTTCTGTATTATGATAAAACAGTACCTGAAGAAACTATAAGTAAAATAAAAAATTTAGATGTTGATGTTATTGACATGAGTGAAAGTAATATTTATGGTTGTTTTTGGAGATTTTTAATATCAGATAAAGAGGATTGTGAATATGCTATCTTTAGAGACTGTGATTCTAGAGTAACCCTAAGGGAAAGATTAGCGGTAGATGAATGGATTAATAGTAGGAAAACTTTGCACGTAATGAGGGACCATCCATATCATAGAATTCCGTTCGGAAATGATAGTTTGGGTATCTTAGCAGGAATGTGGGGTATTAAAGGTAAAGTTATAAATTTTAATGAATCAATTACAAATTTTATTACTGGTAAATCAAACTATTATGGTATTGACCAAACATTTTTAAAAACAATATATAGTATGTTTGAAAAAGATAGAATTATTCATGATGAGTTTTTTGATGGTCGTCCGTTCCCAATAAAAAGAGAACCAGGAATTTTTGTTGGGGGTCGAATCGGTATAAATGAAAAACCATTAGGTGAAGAACATAAATTAGTATGATAAAATATGAAAATAGATTATTGTTTAATGGGGTCCACTAATGACCCGCTTTATTTAGATTTTTGGCCAGTAGTATCTAAAGTATGGAAGGAAGTTTTTAATGTTACCCCTGTTTTAGGACTAATATGTGATGAAGATTCTGAATTATTAGAAGATGATTATGGGTTAATTAAAAAATTTAAAAAGTCCACAATCTGTGATGAATCCACACAATCACAACTCATTAGATTATACCTAAGTAGATTTTTAAACGGAAATTGTCTAATCTCGGATATTGATATGATTCCTGTCTCTAAAAAATATTTTATAGATGATTTAGTAGAATATGAAGAGAATGATATTTTAGTGATGTCATCACATCATCCACAAACTATACACACAAATCAATATCCGATGTGTTATGTTTTAGGTAAATCAAACAATTTAAATAAATTATTCAAAACCGAATTATCTTGGGATGATTTTTTAATATCAACAAATCCTAATAGTTGGTTTTCGGACCAACTATTTATTTACAAATCAGTTCAAGAGTTTGGAACTGAAAATATTAAATTCCCATATCGTAGTTTTGAAAACGATAGAATTGATAGAGCTAATTGGATTTATGATAAAAATCTAGTTACAAGTGGAACTTATATTGATTCTCACCTATTAAGACCTCTTAAATATTATAGAGGTCAAATCGAGGTATTAATTAATTTATTATATCGCCAAAATTGAGAATGGATTTTATACTTGGTGAAAAATTTAAAACAATCGTAACAGACAAAGTTTTTTATGTAAAAACTGAACATGTTAATAATTTTTTAATGAATCCCCCCAAACATGAGTTTATTTTAGTTTCACATAATAGTGACGGTAAGATTATCGATTATGACTACCTACATTGTGCGAATGTGAAATACATACCTAAAAATTTAATAAGGTGGTTTGGTCAAAATGTGTGTGTTAAAAATGAAAAAGTGGAATCAATTCCAATAGGTTTGGAAAATACTGAATGGTTTGTTGAGGAGAAAAAAATAGAGAATATTGAGTATTATAGAAACTTAAATATTGAATTTGAAAATTTGCTTTATATAAATCATAACATTAATACTAACCCTATGGAAAGAATGGAACCATATAGATTATTCAAAGACTCTAAATGGGCGACTTTGGTAATGGGTAGTAACGGGTCTAATTTTAAAAATTATATTGAAAATGTGAAAAAACATAAATTCGTATTGTGTCCTGAGGGTAATGGTACCGACACTCATAGAACTTGGGAGACATTATATGTTGGCTCAATTCCTATAGAAAAAAGAAATATAAATAATTCTTTTTATCAGGACTTGCCAATTTGTTTTGTTGATTCTTGGTCTGAAATAAATGAAGACTTTTTAAATTATGAGTTTGACAGAATTAAAAATACAAAATGGAATTTAGATAAATTAAATTTTAGTTATTGGAAAGATAAAATTATAAACTATAGTAAATGACTATAACTTTTTACTTAAAAAAAAAAATTATTATACTATAACAACATGAATGTAGTAATTTCAGTACTGTCGGTAGACACTCCCCCATTTACTGAACTTGAGAAATCAATTAGAGAAACTTGGTGCAATTTAAATAGACCTAATTTTAAAATATTTTTTTATTATGGCAATCATAATAAAAATGAAATAATTGGTGACAAAATTTTTACTAACTCAGGCGAAGGGTTATACAATGTGGGATACAAAACTTTAAGAATGTTTGAAGTTATCTACAAAAACTATAATTTTGACTACATATTCAGAACTAACTCCTCATCTTATGTTGATATTGATAATATGTGTAACTTTTTAGTGGACAAACCTTTAGAATCTTTTTACTGTGGAGTTTTTGGTAAAAGTGGTAACATTGATTTTTGTTCTGGTAGTGGTTACTTTTTGAGTAGAGATTTGGTAAAAAGGGTTATAGATAACCAACGTTTATGGAATCACAATTACATAGATGATGTTTCACTAGGATTATTAATGTCTCAATTAGGAATTAATAGGACTTTGGGTAAAAGATATGATTTTGATAGTGGTTTACCTATTAATTTAAATAATTACCACTATAGATGTAAAATATCTGATAATAGATTAGACGACATTAAAAATATGAATTTAATATACAATTTAAAAAAACAAAAATATGAATAAAATTAAAGAAAAGTACGATTACGAACAAAAAAACATTTCTGATATCAATGAACATATTTCTACGTTATATGAATATGGTCTAAAATGTAGTCATATAACTGAAATGGGTGTTAGATGGGTATCATCTACATGGGCGTTTTTATATTCTAACCCTAATAAACTTATTAGTTATGATATAGTTAAAGATGCAAATGTTAATGAAGTCATCTCTTTATCTAAAGAATATGGTATTAATTATGAATTTATTGAGTCTGATGTATTAAACATTAATATAGAACAAACTGATTTATTATTTATTGATACTTTACACACTTATAATCAATTGTTATCTGAATTAAAATTACATTCAACTAAGGTTAATAAATACATAATATTACATGATACAGTTAGTTATGGTCAAATAGATGAACAAGTTTACAATCATGCAAGTCCAATTGTAAAAAATATGGAAAATAATAAAACAGGTCTTACTAACGCAATTAATGACTTTTTATTATTAGATGTTGGTAAAACATGGTTTGTCTCTAAAGAATTTAAAAATAATAATGGTTTGACTGTTTTAGAAAAAAAAATATAATATAATAATGACAAGAAAAAAACCTATTTCAGTTCAAGAAGAACCTAAGAAAAATGTGAGTAGGAAAGACCAAATCACTGAAATAATAAAGAAAAAATCAAAAGAAAAATTTTTATCTGAAAATCAAAAAAAATACTACGATTTATTAGTTGGTAATCAAATTACCATTTGTTCGGGGCCGGCAGGTGTTGGTAAAAGTTATATCGCCATGAAAGCCGCTTTAGATTTATTATCCGACCCAACCACTCCATACGAAAAAATTATAATTGTAAGACCGGCGGTTGAGGCTGAAGAGAAACTTGGGTCGCTACCGGGTAATGTCGAAGAAAAATTAGACCCTTATATTTTTCCATCATATTACCTAATGAATAAAATTATCGGTAAGGAGGCCAGAGAAAAATTAAAGCAGATTGATGTTATTGAAGTTTTTGCTCTAGCTTATATGAGAGGTATGAACATTGATAATTCAATTCTTATTTTCGAAGAAGCTCAGAATTCTACTCCAAATCAAATGAAACTTTTGTTGACAAGGATTGGGTTTAATAGTAAATTTTTTATTTCGGGGGATTTAGAACAAACTGATAGATATAAAGACAAAAAACACTCAGGTCTTTGGGATGCAATTGAAAAATTCAAGGATTTATCTGACGTTGGTGTTTTTGAATTTGATAATCAAGATGTTGTTAGAAATCCTTTAATAAGTAAAATACTTAAAAGATACGAATAATGAGAATCGGTATTGAAATCAACGGTGTGCTTAGAGATACTATTAGTAAATTTACACAAATATACGAGAAAGAGTATTTAGGGGCCGAGGTAATTGAAACTCCATCACAAACATATACCTTAGATTTATCAGGTAATACTGAAGAAATATTACCATTAAAACCATTTAAATATGAAATTATATCTGAGGTAAATTCCTTGGAGCTTGAAAACCATTTTTCGTTTCAGTCTAAGGAAGAATTATATTCATTTATGTTTGAGGAATATGTTATGGAGTTGTTCGGTCACGCCCCATCAACAGAGTACACCACCTTTAATGATTTAAATGATTTATATATTAAAATCAGAGATAACCATGAATTAATTATAATTTCTGATGAGATTGGTAAATCAAAACCGGCATCTTTATTTTTCTTATCAAAATTTGGATGTTTAATTGAAAAAATTGTGTTCTACAGTAATTCCACAATTAATTCAATGTGGAATGAAATAGACCTTTTACTTACCTCCAATCCTAACTTATTATTAAATCATCCGTCAGAAAAACAAGTAATAAAGTTTGAGACGGTTTATAATAAAAACGTAAATTCCGAACATAGTATTTTATCTATTAAGGAATTTGAAAACAAAATAAATGAAATCACAAATGTTGAAAATTCTGAACGAACATTACTATCTTGATTTAGATGAGATAGATAATTACATCAATATTGAACCTCCCGCAAATTTTACTGGGAGTGGTGAAAATCATATTAGTGTTGTAAAATACGAAATGGTTAAAACTCTCATTGAAATTTTAATGACTGAAAACGAAGGCGTCGACGAGACACTAGGTCCTAAAAATTCAGATTTATCAATCCCGTTTAAAATAGCGTTTAATACACTTTTAAATAAAAAACTTTTAAATAAATACTAATCTATGAATCAAGAACAAATTTCAAAGTTAGAGAAATCAATCTCTAACATGAAAGAAAAAAAGTCCAAAATTTATTTTATTGTACAGGACACAAAAGGAAATGCAAAAGCTTCGGTGGCTTACATTTACCATATGGCAATGTCTCTGATGGAGAAAGGATATAATTCCATAATACTTCACGAAAAACCTGACTACACAAATGTAGGTTCATGGATGGGTGTTGATTTTTTAAAAATCCCTCATAAATCGATTGAAGGTCAACAACTTGAAATCGCGCCTGAGGATTTAATTGTAATACCAGAACTATACGGGTTTGTCATGTCTCAAATTACAAACTTACCATGTGGTAAAATCGTATTGTGTCAGGCGTATGACCATATGTTAGAAACACTACAGCCAGGTCAAAATTGGCAACAATTAGGGTTCTTAAAGTGTATTACAACCTCCGAGTTTCAAAAAGAATTCATCTCAAATGTAATGAGAAACGTTTCATTTGACATTGTAGAACCTTTCATATCCGAACATTTCAAAAAGCAAAGTTTACCGCCAAAACCAGTAATCGCAATCCACTCAAGAGATGCTAGAGATACTGCAAATATAATTAAATCATTTTATCTAAAATTCCCACAATATCGATGGGTATCATTCAGAGATATGAGAGGTCAAACAACTAAAGAGTTTGCAAAAAACCTACAAGATTGTTTCCTTTCAGTATGGGTAGACGAAACAAGTGGGTTTGGAACATTCCCATTAGAATCTATGAAATCTGGAGTACCTGTACTTGGATTAGTACCTAATTTAACTCCAACGTGGATGAGTGAAACAAATGGTTTTTGGATAAATAACAAAAATCAAATTGTTGATTTTATTGCTGATTTTTTACAAAATTGGTTGGAAGATAACATCAAAGAAGAACTTTATACAGAAATGCAAGTAACTGTAGATTACTTATCTAGTAAAGAAGAATTTTATAACAAAACAGTCGACTTATTTTTAAGTTATATTGATACTAGAGTAAATTCTTTCGAGGAACAATTAAATAAACTAACTGAAATTGAAACCGCTCAATAATATGGAAACAAATAATAACTCTTTTAATGTTTCGGTTATATTACCGATAAAATCCGCAATAGTTCAAGGATTTGATGACTATTTTAAAAAATGTATAGATTCTATTAAAAATCAAAAAGTAGGTATTAATGAATTAGTAATTGTACACACAGATGAAACTCAGTTGATTGAATTTTTAGATTCATATGATTTTGGGGAAATTAATGTAAAAAAATATTCCTGGGGTGGAGAAGCTAACTACGCGATGCAAATTAATTATGGTGTTAGTGTTGCCGAATCTGAGTGGGTGTCACTTTTTGAAATTGACGATGAATATTCGAATATTTGGTTTAAAAATGTTAAAAAATATACGGAATCATACCCTGAAGTAAACGGATTTTTACCTCTTGTTATTGATGTTGATGAAAAAGGTGTATTTGCGGGGTTCACAAACGAAGCGACATTCGCACTTAACATTTCGGCTGAAATGGGTTATTTAATGAACGAAACCTTACACACATATCAAAATTTTCAAATTTCAGGAATGGTTTTGAAAAAAGATGTTTTCTTAGAATATGGTAAAATAAAACCATCATTTAAATTAACATTTGGATATGAATTCTTTTTAAGGTTAACATATAATTCTGTTAAAATTATGACAATACCAAAAATTGGTTATAAACACACCAATATGAGAACCGGAAGTATTTTTTGGAACTATAAAAATGGTGGAGATGTTTTGACAGAAAATGAAGTAAAGTTTTGGATTGAGTCCGCGAAAAAAGAATATTTTTTCACAGGTGAGAGAGGCATAAAATACGAACCACAAGAAGTTTAATGACTGAAATCAGCAGTTTGTCCGGAGAAACAAACGTTGAGCTGAAGAAGAAGGGTAGGAAACCAAAACAGGCAAATTATTTTGACGTAAGAGAGGAGCAAGCGGTAATTAGATTTTTACAAGCAGAAACTTTTGACGAAAAAAATAAAATATACAATGAGTTTCTAAGAAAGCCCTTAGATAAAATGATATCTTCAATAATAAGAAGATATAAATTATACAGAAAAGATATGGACTTCTATGAAATCCATATAGATACTCACTCGTTTTTGATGACTAAAATAGATAAGTTTAAACCTTCTAAAGAAAAGAAGGCTTATTCTTACTTTGGTACTATTTGTAAGAATTATCTGATGGGTCAAATTATAAAAGACCAAAAAGATATGAATCGTAAAATATCTTATGAAGATATATCTAGTAATTTAGAAAACAACGCGGATTTTTCTTACAGTATTGAGAGGGATACAATAGATACTGAAGATATTATTACAAATTTTTTGAAAGAAATTGATTATTTTTTACATCAAAGTGATTTATCTGAAAATGAGATAAAGTTGGGGCACGCTCTATATGAATTGTTTGACAACTATAATGACATTTTTATTGGTAACGACAATAACAAGTTTAATAAAAATATTATTTTACTTTCTTTAAGAGAAATGACAAATTTGAATACAAAAGAAATAAGAAGTTCTATGAAAAAATTTAAAACTATATATTTCAATCTGGTTCAAAAAATGATTAAATAGTATTTATTGTTATGCCAAGACCACAAAAAAAAGAAATAAATCTAACCAAAGATTCAATGTTGTCATTGATGCAAGAGATTTACAACGAACTTGTAGAACAGAGAAATACCGCGATTAGAATACAAAACAAAATGTTGTCAATGATGAAAGAGACCGAAGACATGACAGTACTTGGTCCAATCATCAAAGAACAACAAAAAATAATTAATGACTGTGTTGAGAAAAAATTAACTCTATCAAAGTTACAATCTTCATTATGGGAAAAATCAAACTCAAATCAGGAAAGTTTTTCTATTAATGATTTAGATGTTGATGATGAGATGTTACAAAATTTGATTGAAAAAGATATTTCAAAAAATGACGGGTCATATAAAATGAAATAATAACTCAAATAATGTCATTAGACCTTAAATCAGATTATAATAAAGCTAAGAGTAAAATCCAAGCTACCAAATCATACAAAGATTTAAAGGGTCAGTATGATAAAGCTCAAAAAAAAGTTGGTGATTCTTTAGAAAAAGGAAAGGACACGCTTAGTGACTCTAAAGAAAAATTTGAGGAACAATTAGATGTAATAAAAAATCAGGCAAAAAGATATCAAACTGAGAAAAAGAACCAATTAGAAGAACTTTTAGATATCAATAAAGTCACAGGTAATAATTCGGTTAGATATATTAAACAAAAAATGATTAAGGCGTTACAGAATATTCGCCCCAAAATTGATGAAATTTTAATAGAAGAAGCTATAAAGGCTGTTGGATGTGACCAACAACAAACATATGACCCTGTAACTATTTATGTTAAAGTAAAATCAGTAGACCCTGCCGGACTTCTTAAAAAAAATCCAACATCTAAAGTTGCCAAAATTTTATATGAAAAGGACGATGTTGTAATACAGAATTTTCCTTTTTCTTTTAATAAAGAATTATATAATAGAGTTCAAAATCCAGGTCAATTGTATAGTACCGCAAATGGACAAAATTATTTTGGTAATTCGGGTAATGAGTTATTGGATATAAGTTTTGTAGAATTCAACAATTTTGGCGAATCAGGACCTTGGTTTCAAGTTGATTTGAAACAAAGAGTTGCCAGTTCACCTAATGTTGTCGGGGAATTTTTAGTAGACTATTTTAAAACGATTAATATTTTTGAATTTACCAATGTAATGGCAAATATTATGAACTCACTTAGTGGGGCCATTTCAATTAAAGCCAATGTGGGAGTAAATGAAGTCACCGACTCAACAAAATTTGAAAGATATATTGCAAGAATTTTAGGTTTATGTTTTGATAATAGAAAACAAATAGATGTTAGTGGGGTGGCAAAAGTTGCTGAACTCGATGGGATTGATGAATCTTTTTACGAACTAACACAAATTGAGTTAAGAAATGTTGAAAATAAAGTCAGTAACATCCAAAATGGTGTAGTTGAATTTGAAGATTGTGATACGGAGAAGCTTCCTGTTAATGCTGACCAAATAGTTGACGCTCTTAATCAGTTAAACTTTGTTGAGGGTAGAGACCTTGACAAAGCTGCGGACTCATTATCGGATATTTTAGCACAAAATCCAGCATGGAAAGGATTAGCAATTAACGGAAATATAAAGGCGGCAATTGATTTAAATTTTATAAAATTAATTACTCAGGGGTTAGTTTTTGCATTACTTGGACCAAAAGTTCTACTTCCTATTTTCACTATGTTAAAAGCGATAGGTAAAGAATTATGTGGTAATATTAATGGATTTGTTGATTTGCTTATTTGTTTTAAAGAATTCATGAAAGAGTTAATCTCTAAGATTGGTTCTTTGTTCATAAAAGAACTATTCAAATTAATCAAACGAGACATACTAAATCTAATCCAAGCGGTAATTAAAGATTTGTCTAAAGAGTTAAAAGACAAAAGAATTATTATGATTTTAAAATTGGTACAATTAATTTTAGTTGTGGCTCAATTTGTTAGGGATTGGAGAGAATGTAAAAGTGTCGTAGACGAAATTTTGTGGTTACTTAATATTGCATTATCGGGTTGGGGGTCTCAAATTCCTCTTCCTCTATTGTACGCATCTCAATTATTAGACGGATTTTCTGCAACCAGAGCTTACATAGGGACAATAGAGGAACTACAAAAAATTGGGGTACCTACCGGTCCTATGCCTGATGGAAGTCCTAATTTAACGGTTTTATCAATGTTGAGTCAGTTAAAGGCTCAAGTTACGGAAGAAGCTGAAAATGGTAAAGTTCAAATAGCGTTACCACCTTTAACCATAACTCCTGCGGGATTAACAGTACCACAAAGCGCATTCGGTAAAAAATTCTAAACTATGGAAAATAAACAACACGCAGAAAAAGTAGTTCAAATAATAAAAGAGTATAAATCCAGACCTAATAAAGATTTAACAATAGCTATGGATTTTTTAAAAGAAGATTTTGAAAAAACTAAGGACAGTCTCTTAAAACTAACTAATCATTTAGATAAAGTTGAAAATTCTTATAATTTATTATTAAAAGAATACCAAAGTAGGAATCAATCAATATGAGAATAACCGAACAAAATAAACATCAAATAATATTTCCAGGTATCGTTTACGATGACAATGACCCTATGATGTTAGGTCGTATTAGAGTTATACCTGAAACTGAAAATTATTCAGATATAATTGCATCAGTACCAAATTGGAATGAAAAAAAGGATATATGGACAAGTCGAGACCCTTTAATTTTTTTACCGTTACTTCCAGTTTTTTATAATCAGTCACCTAAAAAAGGAGAGTATGTTCATATATTTTATCAAAACAAAGAATTCCCATTTAAGAATCAATTTTACATACAAGGACCATTCTCAAGTCCGTTATTATTAAATTATGAAAATTACCAAGGGGCTAAAAAATTCTTAGCAACTGGAGATAGGATAAAACAAGGGTTGAGTATTAAAAATCAAGACGGTACTTATAAAGAAAAAAATAGTAAGGGAGTTTTTGCAGAACCTGAAGATGTTGCAATTTACGGTAGGGGGACTTCTGACTTAGTAATTAAAGATGAAGAACTATTATTAAGAGCCGGAAAAGTAAGAGGGTTCAAAACTAAAGAATTACCTACGGCAAACATTAACAGAGCTTTTTTACAACTTTCAAATTTTTCACAAACTAAAGAAAAATTACCAAAAGAAATAAAATTAAGTTTTATTGAAAATGTAAAAAATGTAAAAAAAATTATCATTTGGGATATTTCCAACTTAGAGAATGATGCTGACTCGTTCAATGGTTCTGTTGGTTTATATGCTGCAATTCCACAACCAACTGGTGAAAATAACCCAATAACTACAAAAAATTTCAAAGCTAATACTATAACAAAATTATCGATTGGTACTGAATATCAAGGTCCTATTGAAGAAATAACATTTAACTCTAAATCCTACACTGAAATAGTTAATATTGTAAATTCATTTATAAGTGGTGTTTTTGGTGGTTTTTTAAATGTTTCTGGTTATACAACAAACAGTCAACAAAATGTTACTCCTGAAAATGTATTTCCTCTAATAATTACTCCGTCAAAGGATGCTTACAAAACAGGGTCCAGAGTCAGTCCTAGTATTGACCCTTCACAATTAGTGGAATCTAGAAATTTTATGAAATTTTTTAAGGGTATTAACATTGACCCCGCTAAACCTAACAAATCAGGTTTCTTCTTAATTTCTGATAATAGAATCGGTACTCCTGTATTCGGACCGCAGCAAGATGTTAAGATAAATAGAATAACCCCAACAATATTTACACCTGACCAAATAAGTTACGGTGTAATGGGTGCTCAAAAAATTTATCTATTATCCCATAACTCAACACATCCTAGTGGAGGTAAGATAAATTTACAAGATACAATTTACGGAATACCTCAGGATAAATTTATTGGTGATAACAGAAGTATTGAATCTCTGAGTTTCTCAAGCATAAGAGGTGAAAAAATGTTAGAATTGATTAGAAAGATATTCTCTTTTGTGAAGGGTCATGTTCATGCAATTGCAACAACTCCACCAATACCAGTAACTGAAGGTAATGGTATTACTACCGCTGAAATTGACCAGATACTTGCCGACGCTGAAAATACCATCCTTAATCAAAATATCCGTATTAATTGATATTTATAATTAAAAGTTATAAATGTCTATAAACAATTCTTATTTCAGTAAGAACAACACAATACTATCAAATAGTTTTACTAATACAGGAAGAAATCCTGTAACAGAATTATTTTTTGGTAATTTTGTTTATTCTGAATTCCCAAATGGATATAGTAGATTCATATTTGATTTAGATTTAACACTACTTAGGTCAAAAATTGCCGATGGAACAATATCAACAACTTGTTCAAGTGCAATGACTCACACTCTTAGAATGGTTAATACATCGTTCTTTGAAGAGGAATTAAAAAATACTCCGACTTCAAATGGAAGAATGAGAGCAACCTCGTTTGACCTTATATTATTTAGAATACCTTACGCAAATTCAGAATTACAAACTCCTCAAAATTGGGACGAAGGTGTTGGTTATGATTTTGCGGATTTAATTTATGAATTTAAGGACGCGGATAAAAACTTTTCAGATAGACCATCAAACTGGTTTCAAACTACAACAATTGATAACTGGACTCAAGAAGGTATATACAACAATAAAAACACAGGTACGGTAAACTATTCGGCACTAACCATTGTTGACACTCAGCATTTTGAATTTGGGGACGAGAATATCTCCTTTGATATGACTGACGAGATTAATAATATTCTTAACGGTAGTTTAGTTAATACAACGGGGTGGGGTATAGCATATTTACCTCAGGTTGAAAATTTAACAGGGTTAACTCAACCATACGAAGTTCAATTTTTTACTCGTCATACCCAAACATTTTATGAACCTTACTTAGAAACTAATTATAATGATTTAATACAAGATGATAGGAACTTATTTACATTAGGTAAAAGTAATAAGTTATATCTGTATTTATTCGATGATGGTAACCCAATTAATTTGGATGTATTACCTACGGTGAATTTAACCGATGGGTCGGGTGATTTAATACCGGGAGCGTCAGGCTTAACCGCTTGTAGAAGAACTAAAGGAGTATATGAGGTTACAATACCACCACTAATCGGGTATAAAACACCTTGTACATTTAGTGATGAATGGTCAGGATTAATTTTAAATGGATTAACACTTTCAGACATTACAAATGAATTTGTAGTTTACCCATTAAAGAAATCTTTATCTATTGGTTTAGATTCTGTAGAACCAAAACTATATGGGTTTGATTATTATGGTATTAAACAAGATGAAAAGATTTTTAATACTGATATTAGAAAAGTTGGTGTAATAATTAAACAAGCTTACTCGACCGCTAAACTTCTACCAAAGGTTGATGCCTCATATAGAATTTATGTTAGAGAAGGTCAAACTGAAGTTCAGGTACAAGACTGGACTAAGGTTAATAGAACACCGAACGAATATTATTTTATTTTTGATACAAGAGATAAAATACCTAATGAATATTACATCGACATACAAGTTGTTAGTTCTGGAGAAGTTAATACATATAAGAGACAAATTAAATTCCAAATAGTTAATTACAAATAAATAAAATTAGATATTTATAATAAAAAACCACAATGGCATATAGAAATATGACGGGTACTACCTGTGGAAATGGGGAAGTACTTACATTTATAGCGGATGACTCTGGAGTATCAGCCAGTACTTTTTACCAATTAAGTACAGGTTTATGTATACAAATTACTGCGGTTAATACCGCATATACCGAAACTAATAACACGGTTTCTTTAGTTAAACAATACGCAAATTGTGCGGCTTGTTTAGCTCCTATTTCGGCAAATACCGAACAAGTAATTGGATTCTATTTAAATAGCGATATTAATAATGGTGACGACACTGGAAAAACTTTTGTACCACCTCATCCTGTTTGGACTAATGGTCAAAATCACGCAGTTGTCCAACTTAATATGATTACTCTTGGTGGTAATGGTTTAAATTCTTAATACTATGAAAAAAATTAAATTGTCTGAAAACGAATTAAACAAAATCATTAAAAGAGTAATTGAGGAACAAGGTTCCGATAGATATATGTTCTTTTCAAACTTAGAACAAATGAGAAGACAATGTGATATATTGTTAAGTAAAAATAGAGATGAAATTGATTCTATTTTAGACAATGGTCACGATTGGGCTCAAGACCATATTGCCGAAGCAAAAAATAATATGGACCAAGTGTTTGATTTCTTAATGAATGAAACAACCGATGAAGGCGATTTAGATGACCAATCGGACGAAGAGGAAATGGTTATGATGGAAGGTCGTAAAAAGTCAGGTACAAAATTGTGTGCTAGAGGAAAAGCGGCGGCTAAGGCAAAATTTAAAGTTTGGCCCTCAGCTTATGGGAACGGTTTTGCGGTTCAGGTTTGCCAAGGTCGAATGAAAGGGCTTGACGGTAAAAAAAGATGTTCTCCACCTTATTGTTAATGTATGGAATTTATAAAAAAATATTGGTATTACTCAGTTATATTGGGGTTAGTTCTTTACATAATAACAACTCCAAAAAAAGTTTACAGAGTTGTCCCAAAAGAGAACGACAAATATGTTAAAGTTATAGATAAGTTAAAAGATAGTATCAATAACTTGAACTTAGAAAAAAATACCTTACTTTTGAATAAACCAACTTCCCAAGTTGAGACCGTTACGGTAACCATTAAATCACCACCAAAAGAAAAAATAATTTATCAAAATGAAGTCATTGTTCAAGAATCTGATTGTATTGATTTTTATTCTGACCGCAAGCTTGACAGTTTGTGGACAGGAAGTAGAACTACCAAAAAGAATAATCTTAAAAGGTGATTCGGGTGTTTTCTTCACAAAAAAACAAGAAAAAGTATTAATATACAAGTTGAATTATATCAAAACCCTTGAAAGACAGATTGATTCGTTAGAAAACGAAAACCAAAAATGTTCGGTTAATTTAAAAGCATCTGAAATAACTAATGAAGTTATTTCAAAAAGAAAAGAAGATTTATATCAAATTGTAAGTATACAAGATTCGTTAATAAAAGGTCAAGAAAGTATAATCAATACTAAAGACGAAAAATTACGTAAATGGAAAAAAACAACTCTTTGCACTGGAGTTGTTGCGGTTGGTTGTGTTTTTGCCGGAGTCACAGGTGCTTGGTTACCCGCAGTCGCGGTAATTGCCGTTACCGAAGCCGCAATTATTTTTACAAAAAAAACAAAATAAGTTTGTCAGTTATCTAATTTTTTTTTTATCTTTGTAGTCATAAATAAAAGAACTATAAAAATGAACATTATTAAGACAAAACTGAAAAAACTTTACTCAAAATTTATTATTTGGTCTCAGAAAAAAATTAAAGCAAATCAAAGGAGTAAAGAAGAGAATATTAAAACTTGTGTTTCAATATGTCGCAAATTAATAAAACACGAAAGTTCTAAGTTTGTTATCGCACCTATATCGGGTAAAAAATATATTAAAAATAAAGAGCTAGGTCTTTTTGTAATTCTAGATGGTGGTAAAGTTAGTATCACAAACCACGTTTACCATTATGATATATTTTTAGATTTGAAAGAGTGGGATAGTGTTGTACGAATGTATGATGCGAGAACCGAAAAAGAAGTACAAGTATATGAAAATGAAATAAAATCTCAGATTGAGGTCTCCCTATCAACGATACTTACAAAAGTTAGTGAAAATAATTTAGTTATTTAATCTCTTTTATAATCTTATCAATTAACCTATCAAGAGATTCGTTTTGATTTTTTCTTGGTTTGTATGATGTCATTTTTGGTGAATTTCCTGTTCCTGATTTATTATGGGTTTTTTCCGCTCTCCTTTTTTGAGCACAAGCGGCCTTTTTCTGAGAATCCGACATTTTTGAGGCAACTCCTGCCGCTCTACATTTAGGGTATCCTTTATCAGAAGCTTCAGGTCTACCACATGGAGGGTGACCACCACCTTCTTTTGTTCTACATATATTAACCCAAGGACCCTTAGGTTGACTACTACCCTTTGGTTTTTTCTTAGTTCCAAACCATACTGCTAAATCTTCTGAGATAGTACTCTCATTTATTTCAACCCACTCTTTAATTGGTACAAAATTTAATCCTTTACCAGGGGTTTGATTTATATTATTTCCATCATCATCACTAAATGTCATGTACGGATTTTTTTTCATTTTATTAGTAATTTTTCGTGCAACCTTTTCAATTTTTTTTATTTGGTCTAATCTTTCATTCATTTTACCATCATAACTATCGTACTGTAATAACGGACTATCATATTCTGATACAGGTATATTAAATGGTTGTAATTGTGTTTTATCAAAAGGTCTTATGCCTGGTTGTAGTGCGGTAATATAAGAACCGGCACCACCTGAATCTGACGCAGCTTCCAATAAAACTTTTTTTATTATGTCACTTAACATTTTAAAATAAAATTCTTATTATTATAAATATATCATTTTATGGAAAACCAAGAAGAAGAATTATACGGAAAAATATTTGATGAAATTCCTTTAATTAGTGAAGAACATTTAGAATTGATTTTGTCAAATATGTCTTATGATGAGTCAATTTATTTTTTAACTCAAGCATGTAAATCCGCTTACCACAGAGGAGCATTCTCTATAGGAGAAAGTGAAATAATCTCTAAAGCCATTAGAATTATATCTAAAACAAAAAATAAAACAACTACTGAGGATTAATCTCCTGAAGACGGGTCTTCTTTTCCTGTTGTGGATGTATTAGACCCTGTCGATGTTACAGTACCTGTTCCTGTGGTATTAGTTCCTGTAGTTGATGTGTTAGTTTGAGTAGTTGCAGTATTACTTCCTGTAGTTGATGTGTTAGTTTGAGTAGTTGCGGTATTACTTCCTGTAGTTTCTGTACTAGCGGTACTTGGTGCTGATGTAACTCCACCTGTTTTAATAGTATCTAAAGCCTTTACTATTGCTGCTGATGTTTTTGGTCCAAATCTGTTATCCGCGACTAAACCCGCATTAAAAGGTGCTTGATTTAATTTGTTTTGAATATCTTGAATTGTATAATTGGTAGTTTGCTCAAACAAAAACGTGTTATACCCAACTTTAAGATGCTTAGATAAAATTTGTCTTCTTTCTACTTCTGAAATTAATATTCTTTTTTTCATGTAAATATTTTTTAATTAATTAATCACCGCTTGATGCACTGCTTGTTGTTGATTGTACTTCGTAAGGTGTTGGTGTCGGCGTTGGTGGTTTAACTCCATTTGTTAGTAAATCCATTATTTTGTTTATAGTTGTTTGGTCCATAGAACCTGTTGGTTTATAGGTTGAATCCAATTCAACTATTTTGTTTTGTACATTAGATATAGAACTACCTCCAGTTCCTTGTCTATTTCCCTTACTTCGTCTATGTCGACTACCACTACTACCACCACTTCCACTACCACTTCCACTACCTGAACTATCAACCGCTCCCCAACCAGCTTCAGTAATCATTCTAACAAACTCTCTCTTCTTTGACTCCATTTGTGGTGTCAAATCGGTATTTGTTTTGTCCGTATATGCACCTGAAGTTTTTTCTAATTTACCCGCTTTACAAGCGTAATATCCAAAATCTTTCCAATTTTTATCATATAAACGACCATCACCTATAAAAAATATAAATTCATTATTATTTATATTTGCTCTTAAATAATCACCATACTGAGAACAAACTGGTTTTGTGTCAAAAAACATATCAGGACTTGTACAAGGATATTTTTGCTGAACCTTATTCCAATCCCAACCCTTACATCCGCCAGCGGTTGCTCCTCCTAGAGATTTTGGTTGCACCGTTTCCGCCTGTTGAATTAAATTTTTTAACTGTTCTTTAGCCTTTACTCCATTAGGACTTAATCCTACATAAGTAAAGGATTCAATTTCATTGAACAGTGTATCCCCTTCATCGGCCCTATACTGTATTAACAAAGCTTGTAATGCGTTTATTAATTTTTTATCATTTAAATTTGTGTCGTCAAGATACCACTGATTAATTAATCTCGCAGCAATATCCCTAATTTTCACTAAGCCACTCTCAGTCACATAAAAATCTAACGTATCAACAAATGTTTGAACGTCTCCACTTAAATCATTATCTTTATATGGGTCTTGTTCAGTTCCGGCAGATTCATTTAATAAATATTGATTTTTAGTAGCGTTAGAATGCATCTCTAAAATCCTATTTTTTTCGCTATCGTCCAAATAATACAATTTTTTCATTTTGAAATGTTTTATATATAAATATCTAATAAATAAAAAAAGGGAGTAAACTCCCTTTTTAAAATACTTTTTTTGTTTTTATTCTTTTGAAATTTTTCTTATTTCTACTGTTCCATCAGAGTAATGGATGTGGATTATATTAAGTCCTTTTTCAAGTATTGCTTCTTCCATAGTCTTATATCTTACAGGATTTTCATACAGTTTACTAAATTGTCTAACCTCAACATAATCAATATCTGATGTAACATCATTGTTTGTTGCGGTTGTTAATCTACTAACCGTACAATCAACTTGATTATTATTTAAATTAGTATCACCTGTTCCTCCGTTTACAGTTAGAATTGTAACTCTCATTATGTTAGTACCTCCAGGTTGAATTGCACAACTTGTCGAACTAAAACAAACCTGAGACGAACTCCAAGAAGCACCAATAGGGTTTGTTGGGGTTCCTCCTCCAGGTAAAAATATATATTGCCCCGGTAATAATGGTCCTTGCCAAGAAGTTGATGTGGGCCAAGTCAGCACTGAACCACAAGGACTTAATGGATTTGTATACCCTGAACAATCAACCCAAGTTCTTCTCCAAGTAAATGATGTAATAGGAACTGAACCTGTGTTTGTAACTTTCCATTGGAAAGATACTGCGGCTTGAGATGATGGAACTGTTATACTCCCTGATAATGGAGAAGTTATAATTAAAGATAAATCCGCACCTGTAACTGCCGGTTGAGTAATTGTGAAACTTGATTGTTTTGTATTATCTGTGGATATGGTCTCAGATACTGAACCCATATAGTTTACCCTACTTATAATGTATCTTAACCCTGAGGTATTTCCAACATTATATGTTAAAGTTTCAACATCAGTTGCAACACCACCTCCAAGAGTACCACTAGTTGTACCAATAATAATATCATCAGCATCACCCCAAGTTGTGTTAGTTGATAATCTATGTTGAGTCATCACATTAACCGCAGGGTATGAAGGATTTTGAGTTGCAATTGTTGCAGTGATTGTAATACTAGAGTTAGCAAGAACTGATGTTGGATTAATAGTTAAAGTATTAATTACAAAATTATGTATTTGTGATGGTGGTGGTGGAGGTGGTACATCTCCTCCCGGATTTGGTGTTGAGTTGATTGCATCTCTCAAATTAATTCTACCATAACCAAGTTCATTACTTCTTGTAGAATATGGCCAAGTTGGATTATTTGTATAACTATACCCACCAACTTTTTCTGCGGTTTGAGATAATATTTGTAACACTTGGTCATCAGTTAATTCCCAATTCTTATAAAAACAAAATGCCGCTGAAGCCGCAAATATCGGACAAGAGAATGATGTTCCACTTATTGAGGTGTAATCACCCGAATTATATCCTGCAGTTCCTGGTCTATCGACAGTTCTAATTGAAACGCCAGGTGCGGATATATCACAAATTTGTCCAAAGTTAGAAAAACTTGCTTTAAAGTCACTTTGTGATGTTGCACCAATACCCCAAACACCACTATAATTTGCAGGATACTGAGCGGCAGTTCCTGAATATTGATTACCAGACGATGCAACTACAACCATACCTTTACCGCCTCTCGCAGTTGTTCTTGCGGATTGAAAGGCGGCATCCAATGCTGATGAATAAGATGAACCTCCATAAGACATTGCAATTGCAACACAGGTTGGATTAGCCATCGCAGCATTAACACCATTAATTTGGATAACATCAGAAGTAAAAAAACTACCTCCATCAAATACTTGTGACATAATGTTAACTGGCATAACTTTTACTTTGTTATTACCAACACTACTAACACCGATACTATTATTTGTAACCGCCGCAATAGTACCTGAACAAGTTGTTCCGTGTTTGTCAAAAGAATTAACATAAGGAATATTAGTTGTACTGTTAACCGCATTAAATGGATTTGTTGTGTTTCCAGCTAAATCAGGAATAGTTAAATCAAGCCCTCCATCAAACATTGCAACACTTACTGTTGGATTGTTTGCCGGAACCAAGTCCCAAGCTTCGTCAGCATCAATATCCTTATCCGTAGATTGTTTAAGATGCCAACATTGGTTAAACTCAACATCATTTGGAATATAATCCAATTTCATTTCTACTTTTTGGTCTTTGTAGACCTCTTTAATAAACGGAAGGTCTTTAGATGACCTAACGAATGAATCTTGAGTTAAGTTTTCAGGTAGTAATACAACATACCATCCAAGCTGCTCAAAATTAGCAACAATCTGAGCGTTACTTCTTTGAATAAACGCTTGGGTTTGGGATTCCATTCCTTTTTGTGGAACCACCATTACTTGTCTGTCAATATTTTTGGATAGGTCATACTGACTATATCCAAAAATAAATGAGAAACAAAACGAGAGTAATAAAACGATTTTTTTCATTTTAAAGGTTAATTAATTTATTTATTTACTTCGTTTATACTTATTAAAATCCGTATAAACGGGAGTTTCGTTTTTGAAATAATATATTTCTTCTTTATTTCCATATCTTATTGTTTTTATGAACGCATCAGGAACTGTAGCTCCTGACGGAAGAATTAAAGATTTTTTAGAATACACCATTCTAATCTCAACAATAACCGATTGTTTTTTAGACAATTCTCTTTCATATTGTTCTAATAATCTCCACACACCTCTATTTAATTTTTCGTGTTGTAAAACACAATTTAAGTATGTGAATGTTAATTTAAGAGTTTCTTTATTACAATTAAAGTCGGCGGCAGGAGCCAAATGACCCTTATCGTATATGTTATTCTCGTAATCCCTGTTATCAGAAGTTAAAATAGAATCACAGGTATAAAAATCTAAACCTTTACGAGATATATTCCCATCAGAACATTTTACGTGATATTCAATCCATTTTGGTTGTTGTAATTTTTCAGAATAAACTATATCAAAAATAGAGGTTCTTATATAAATTGAATCTCTTATTTGTCCGAATGAAAAAATTGATAATAATAAAAAAATCTTAAAAAAAATAAACTTCATTTATAACAAATAATTTACTATAAATATCTAAAATTGTTTTCGAGTTTTGTTTAACTTTATAAATTAGACAAACAACAAAATAGTATAGACAAAAAAAAGGGGTTCATTATGAACCCCTTAATAATTAATTAATATAATGTTTAAAACATAATCTGTAAATTGGCGGTAATTGGTCTATTAGCAACAGTTGGGTTTGGTACAATTGCGGTTTTATACATAGGATTCACCATTATAGTTAAACGACTTTGAGCGTCGGTAGTTTTAGAGAACTGCAATGTTCTTTTAATTACAACTCCTACATTTGTAAAACCAGCTTTAGATTGGAAGTTTAACTGTGATTCACCTGTGACATACCCAACAAATAAATCGGCATTGTAATCTAAGTGATAAGTTGCCTCAATATACGCAGCTCCTCTTTTATACGCTTCATTTTGATAAAATACAAAGCTACCCCATAAGTCAATTCTTGATTTAAGGTCTCCTTTATATTTTAACGCCAACTCAAAAAAGTGATTTGTTGTTGCTTTGTCAAAATGGAAAAAAGAAGTATCTGATTGGGTTGGGGTGTTTTGATTAAAATAAACATCCTGTATTCCTATTGATGTGTTATACACATTAAAAAACATTCCGTTTTTAACAGTATTACCGTATCCATCTTTAAATTGATTGTATACAACACAAGCTTCTGAATTTAATGTAAACCAATCAACTGGTTGATAGTCGGCTTCCATTTTTATTACAGGTTGTTTACCAACGTCCATACCTCTCCATAAATTACTTGTCGCCATTCCGTATTCACTCGTAAATGGACTTTGTTTTTTCTTTGGTTTAAAGAATAACCCTTGTTCAGTTGTATCGGCAATTGAAGTTTGTCCAATCGCAAATATTGATACGAACATCATTAGGGTTAAAAATAAAATTTGTTTTTTCATTTTTTGTTTTTTAAAATTTATTTATAGTATTCATAAATATATAAAATTTTACCAAATTTGTAAATTACATTTGGAGATTACTAATTTTCGATATATATTTGTAAAACATTTGAAAACAAGGTTAGAACGAAACAATCCTAATCTTTAGGTGGGTTGGAAGACGATTAAGATACAAGGCCCACCTTATTTATCTCCATAAAACCAATTGATTTCTACCAACTCTAAATGGGTTTTCTTCAGATTCTCTGAAAACTGTAGTTATAATAAGCTTCCAATATGTCCCATCAACATGAACAGGAGTAACAGGAACCGCGAGCTCCCAATTTAATGATTTTAATATAAAAGATTCATCATCTTTTATTTCACCACTAACTATTTTTTCAGAAATCTCTCTAATAAATAAACTTACAAATTCTTTTAGTTCGGAATTTGATATTTCTCTTTGATTATACGAATCGCCCAATTCGGGTCTTGTTGCTCTATCAAAAGCATGTTTTTTCCTATCGACCTCAAAATTAAAAATTATTTTTAACTCAGAAGATATTTGAGCAATTCTTTTTTCTAATAATAAATGTTCTTTTATTATTTTTCTAAGTGTCATTTTACATAAATATCCCCAATTAATAAAAATAAAAAAGGTCAGATTTCTCTGACCTTTTTATTATTCTAAAGATAATTGATTATCTCAATTCTCTTAAGTCGAATGAACGAACACCATCAACTGTGATACGTCCGTAGAAACGGTTATTAACCATTTTCTTAGCGTAACGTGTCATGATACCCTTGATAGGTGTAAAGTTGAATGGATTGTACATAGTTGGAGTTAATTGAAGTGGTACATACGGTGCGTAAATGTAACCAGTATCAAGTAACGATGTACCTTTGTGACCAATCAATACTTGGTTTGGTGGGAAGTATGGGTCACGATATACTTGGTAACGACCAGCAAGTGTACCCACTCTTTCAATACCCATGTTGTATTGGTCTTGCTCAGGTGATGCGTTAGAAACGTGGAAGTATTCTAAGTCATCAAAGATTGCAGAAACCTCAGATGATACAACAATCCAGTTAGCTCCACCACGAAGTGTTGACTTGTGGATTTGAGCTGATAATTGGTTAATTGCCGTAATCAAAGTTTGGTTCCAGTCTTTCTGAGTGTAAGAAGTTGTGTTAGCAAGTCTTCTCCATCCGTTGTAGTCCCAACGTAAATTCCAAGCCGCACCTTTACGAAGGTCACGAAGGATTTCACGGTCAATTTCAGCCGCAACTTGTTCTGACAACAATGCTGTCAATTCAGCTTCAGCGTCAATGTTGTGGAATGCCGCAACGTCTTGAGCAAGTTCTGGTGACCATTGTGCTCTCAACTTTCTTTCAGTTACAGAAACTGTTACTGACTCAAGGTCGAAAGAAACTTCACCAATCTTGTCTTCAAATTCTAACTCTTCATAACGTCTCCAAGCCGCGTAGAACGAAGTAGTCGTAGCCGCAGATGTGATAGTTGCACCAGTGTAACCATCGATAGTGTCAGAACCACATGTAGGACATGCAGGACATGATAAGTCAACCTCAAGATAAATAAAACCTTGTGGTGAACAGATGTCATCATACTGACCACCATTACCTTGTGTTGGCCATGATGCTGTTCTTTGATTGTAGTTTGGATTAATAATTGCTCTACCGTATTGTTGAGTAACTACTCTATACAATAGAGGTCCTGATGAAAGTGCGCAAGGGCTACTAGGTGCAGTAAGACCTGAACCTGAATAAATGATTAAGTTCGATAAGAAAGATTCTGTATCATATTCAGCACCATCAGGAGCGGTAAGTTTACCAGCACCTGTATTAGAAAATCCTGAAAGACCGATAGTAATTTTTCTTGTGTTACCGGCATAAGAGGCTGAAGATGTTTGAGGTGCCAATGCGCCGTTTTGCCATGTCATAACAATACAGTTAGATGTAATTGCAGACCAACGACCTTTTGAATAGTCAAAAAGACCTGCTGGGTCAAGACCTGGCTCAGAACCTTCATAGAATAAATCGTAAAGGTTTTTAGCGTATGTACCATTGTAAGAACCGTTAGATAACGTGTAACCTGAATTAGGGTCACCAGGATAATTACCAGGTGAACCTACAGGTGCGTAGTGTTGACCTGAATTAACGTCATAAGCTCCAGTTCCAGCACCAGTACCATCTTGGTAACCCTGAATCTTTGGTACAAAGTAGAACAATTTACCGATTGGTAGGTTCATAGCTTGTACTGAAACGATTTCATTAGCAAGTAATTTTGAGAATACTCTTCTAACGATAGGGAATACAACAGTTTCAAAAGAACCTGATGAACCGTCTGAAGTTGCTTCGTTTATCAAGAAGCTAGCTTGGTTTTCATAAAGCTGAGCTACGTTCTCTTTTAGGTGACCACGAAGGCCTTCAAGGAACCCTAATTTGTCCCATTTGTTAATAGTATCTTCCTTGATAACTTTAAGGTGCTTAAGACCAATGTTACCAACAAGACCTGATTCTAATAATGCTCCCATTTTTTTGGTTTTTTATTTGTTTTTAAGTTTATTTTATTTTAGCCATCAAATCTTTCATTCTCAGGAATTGAGGATTTTCATAAGTTTTTGACTCAATTAAGTTAGCCGCAGAACCTGATGAAGGTGCTTTATCCATTTTTCTTTCAAAAGACTCATTCATTGGTTGTACGTTACTTCCTGATAACTCATCTTTGATGATTTTGTACAAATTCTTTGATTCTTTTAGAGTTTCAACACCATCAAATCTTCTCAAGATATTAATTTTTTCTTGTTTAGATGTTGAATGTTCAGTAAATAATCTTGTAGCGTATGCCAAGTTTGAGTTGAACACAGCGACTTCATTTAATTTGTTTCTGAACACGTTAAGTGCTTTTCTGTACTCCTCATTCTTTTCTCTAAGAATTTGTAACTCACCACTATCCACACCTTCAAACGTCAAGTTTCTATTAGGAGTGATTCCTTTTCTTAAACCACGTCCTTCTTTAGAACCATTTCCGTATGTATGTGAGGCTTCTTTTGTTTCGGATTTCTTAACTTTTGGTTTAATTTTAAATTCACCATCTAAGTTTTCACCCGATTTATCATAATCAAATTTTGGTTTGCCTGTCCCAACTGATTTAGGACCTTGTTTCATTTTAGTGTTAAATCCCTTTTCATTTACTTTGCCGTACTTGAATTTAGGCGCACTTCCCATACCGACACCTTTAGCCTTGATTTTTTTCATAGCTTCTTCGATATAGTTGTCATCTTCATCCACTTCTTCGTCGGTCATTTCAATTTCATATACTACATCGTCCATGTCTTCATCCTCTTCAACACCCATAGATGTTGTATCATCAGACATTTCAATTTCGTACATAACACTTTCGTCTTCTTCTTCGGAATCTCCAAAGTCGTGGTCTTCAGGGTAATCCATAAACACCTCTCCTTTGTCATATTTATCACCAAATTTATTACGAAGGTCAGAATCTAATTTATCCCAAGGGTTTGAGCTTGGCTCATCTAACATTTCTTCATCCTCTTCATCATATTGCTCATCAAAAATATTTTGTATAATACTCTTAACATCAGAGCCTGATTTATCAGATTCAAAATCGTCTTCAGCCATCTCGCCAGACATATCACCTATTTCAGAATCACCGAATAAATCATCGTCTTCCATCATTCCATATCCTTCCATAGCGTCAATTTCTGCATCACCCATGAACTCATCATCACTTTCACCAACAATCATATATTCTTTGTTTGATTCATTGTCCTTCAAATTAATGTTTCCGTTGTCATCTTTTGTTACTACAATTTGGTCATCGGGTCCCATTAATTGAAACACTCTCAAAACTTCAGCATCTGATTTTTTAGTTAAGTCGATAGGTTCATCGTCAGGATTATCTGTATCCATTTCCATACCTTCTTCGTCGTCCATTTCTGGTTCTTCCATTTCAGGTTCTTCCATGTCTACATCTGTTTCAACCTCATCCTCTTCTTGTTCGGATAAAGATTCTTTTACCAATTCTTTGATTTCTTCCTTCATAGTAGAAGCAAGTATTCCTTTTGCATTTTCAGCAACCGCTTCTTCTAAATTTTTCATAGAAAGGATTGCCTCTTCAACTAAAGATTTTTCTTTTGCCATTTATTAATTTTTTTATATAAATATATCAGTAAATTAAAAAAATATTATTTATTAATTTTTTGGCATAAAAAAAGGAGGGGTTAACCTCCTTTTATAAATAATTTATTCAAATAAATAATTATTCAATTACTTCATCAATTTTACTTTCAACAATTGCCGTTATTCTCCAATCCTCTGAATAGTTCTCAAAAACTTTGGTAACTTTTGCCTCAACGTCAGTTGGGGAATAACCTTTTACCAATTTTTCTTGTCTGAGTTTTTTAATTTTTCCTGTTTCAGCATCAGGCATGTCTGTCGTAATTTTAGCTACAAAATATTTTTCGTCCATTTTATTGAGTTTTAATATCCCAAATAATCGTTCAATTTTTTCATTAAGTCAAGCGATTTGTTACCATTTGACCCAACTTCTCTTTCCATCCTCATATTTTTCTCATCGTCAAGATTTTCTTCAAAATTAAATCTATCATCAGGATTTAAGAAAAGATACGCACCTGGTGTTGACGGGGATGACACTAAATCAAAACAAATTAATTCAAAGTCATCTTGAACTTCATTTTGTTCTCCAACTTTTTTTAATGACCCAACACCACGAGAAGAAATTCCAAGTGTTACACCTTGTCTTAAATAATTTGCAGCTAAATCTCCTTTAGTAGAACAAACACCTCTTTCATGAAATCCTGGTGAAGTTAATAATTTAATTTTACCCATCAACACAGGTCCTTCCCACCATATATCTGTGATAGCATGAGAAACTCTATCTAAATCAATTAATGATGACTCAGGGTGGTTTAACTCAGATAGAGCGGTTCCCTTTGCAATCATTTTTTTATAATTCTCGGCTTCTCTTTTTAATATTTTTTCAGGATATATTCTACCGTTTCTATTTGGTGTGTTATACTTTTGTAATACAGCGTAAAACTCAAATGGTTTTGAGTGGTCTAACATTTTGTCAGATTCTCTAATAAGGTTTGCGTTTCTGGCTTCAGTTGGGGAAATATATCCCGCATCGTATTCTATTAGAATACCTTTACCCGATTGACCAGGTTTTAGAACTTGCATATTCATTTGTTTTAATAAATAAATATTTAGTTTTTCAACTTTGTAATACAGGTTCTTTTAATTTGTTTGTTTTGCGAAGATGAAACTTAAAATGTTGGTTTTTTGAAAAATTAGATGATATTATATCTTTTGTCATTTTTTTCAAAATATCCTTTAATTTTTTTGATTTGAAATCAATAACAACTTCCTTAAAATATAAATTAATTTCTAGGTTTAAAAATGATTTTTTTCCCTTTACAAGTCCGCTAGCTCTCAAATCCAAATCAACTATAAAATTATCTTCAAAAATGTTTCTGTCTAAAATTTCATAAATTGTGTGTCTGATTGCCCTACTTAAGTTTAGTACTACTCTTGTCCAATTTTCCGAATCTATTATGGGTTCTACCCAAGTTTGAATGTTTAAATATACAGATTTAAAATTTACGGAATCTACTGTGCCGTAAATTACTTTAGCATTTTTAAACCCCACTATCGGTGAAGTTTTTCCCTTTTTCATCAAATTTCCATTTTTCCAAAGTTTATTTTTAAAAAAAATAAGTATATTTGCCTTGCTAGTCAAAAAAAATTGGAAAATTAAATTATTTATATTATATGTTAATTGTAAAATTAGATAAAAATACTAACATTGAGAGAGCTCTTAAACTTTTAAAAAGCAAGGTGATTAAAACAAGACAAACGTCCCAACTTGTAGAAAGAAAAGAGTATGAGAAGAAATCTGTAAAAAGGAGAAAAATGATTAAGAAAGCAAAGTATGTTCAAAAACTAAGAGACAAAGAAAATTAAATATTTTCGTTTAAATTCTTAATTTTGAAGTAAGTAAACTTATCGTACTTTTCTGAAATAACTTTTTCTAAAGTTTCTTCTATTCTTTGCTTTGTTTCTGAGTCACTTGAACTTTCTTTAAGTGACTTTAGCTTTACCGTGACCTCTTCCTTTAAAGTATCAAACTTGGTTTCTAATTCTTTGTCATCTGATTTTAAAAAACTCATAAGTTCTTTTTTCTCAGATTCATTTAGATTATCAACATAATTAGAGATTGTTTTGTTTGCAACATTTACCATTGTACTGATTGGTAAATTAACAACTTCTTTTTTAGGTTGTGATTTTTTCTTAAGAGTTTCCTTAATTAATTTTTTACCTAAAAGTCGTGATTCAATAGTTAGAACATCTGTAGAAAATAAATCATCTATGTGAGAATACTCATTTTTAGATTCTATTCCACTTACCCATTTCTGTAATTTTAAGATTGTTGAATCTTTAATTTTATTTACAGTATTCTCATAAATTGTTATACACTCGTGAATATAATCGTCAACAACGGATTCATTTAGACCCTTGTTTGAATTTAATTCATCGTATAAATAAAAAAGTTTGGATATATTCTTATCCTCCAAAATGTATTTCTTAAAGTTTTTTAATTCTTCTTTAAAAGTTTTATCAGAATACGATTCCAGCATCAACTTTTCAATTTTTGATTTTAATAATCCAAACTTTTTCATCTTTTTTATTTTATAAATATCAATCTCGTAGAAGTTTGCTCAATTGATTCTCCATTTCACCTAAAGAATTTTTTGCTCTAGATAAATCAATGTATGAATCGTCTTCAGTCAAACTATCGTTTTCTAAAAGAATTTTTAAATTATCCCTTTTAAAGTTTTCGGGAATTGGAGGTTCTGCACCTCCTGCAGGTTCAGGTGATGGTGGGGCTCCCCCTCCACCAGGAGGCGCCGGTGGGGCTCCACCTGCGGCAGTCGCTCCTGTTACAGAACCATATAACTTATCTACATTATCAAATATACCCGTATGAGTAATAATAGTTGCGGTATTAGTTAATTCAGCACCAACCGCCTTTTCAATTCTTTGTTGTTGTAAATCAAGTTTAATTTCTTCATCACTAAATCCAAGTACGTGTTTTTTAGCCCAAGAAACTGACACAGGTGCAATACCCTCAATCGCCGTAACTGCGTCTTTATATAAAAGTATTTTTTCCTTCCAAACATCAACTTTCAATAAATCCGCTTGGGTCGATGGATTGGTTAAACCTAAGGTGAAGTTAGATAATTCATCTTCAAACCCCATTAAAAACAGGTGAATAATCGCAATCTTATTTAATTCGGCAATCATACACTTTTGAATTCTGTTTATGGTGCGAGCAAAACGTATGTCTTGTAATGACAAATTTTTACCTTCACCTACAACCTCTTCAAAACCTAAAAACGCTTTAGGTACACGTAATGCAGTCAATAGTTTCTTTTGGATGTATTCAATATCAGCGATTTCAGATAAGTTTTGAGCGCCAGGTAAAGTATCGATTGGAGATGCTTGTGCTGGGTCACGAACAGGAATAAAATAATCTTGGTCAACCGCCATTTGATTAAATCTCATATCAACATTACCTGTCTTTGAGTCAACTACTTGGTCACGTTTAAACTTATTTGCAACACGTTGTACATAAGCTTCAACATCCTTATCATCCATATTACCAACAAACACCTTAAACACTCTTCTTTCAGGGGCTCTTGATGTTCTGTATATCAACATAGCATCTTCGGATAATAACAATTGTTTCCAAATACGACGAGCTTTTTCCAACATAGAGGTACCATAAGGGAGTTTTCTATCGTCACCAAGCAATCTAAAGTGAGCAACTTCCCATGAATTAAATTCCATGTCTTTTGCTTTCCACTTAAATCTTAAACCTCTATTTTCTTTTGGTTCATCAACATTTTGAGTTTTTGCCGGCATTCCCCTTTCCAATCTTTCAATCTCAATATTGGGTAACTGCATACAACCAACAACACCTTTTTCAGGGTCTAACTTTAGATATACAAAGTTATCTCCATACTTACAAGTGTTTCTTGTCCACATTGGTAAGTTGGTATTAAGGTCAAGTGCGTTATTAAATAAATCAGTTAAAATTCCTTTTATTCTTTTTGATTCAGAATAAATTTGCAACATATAACCATTTTGGTCTACAGTTGTTGATTCTTCTCCGTATATGTCTAAAGCTGCAGAAATCTCTGGAGTATATTCCATACTCTCATAGTCATAAAATGAAGCCAAACGAGTTGGTTCATAATATACGGCTTGTGTATACAAATTACTCTCAATCTTCGTCCATTGGTTTGCCAAATAGAAAGTTTGTTGAGCTTGTAAAAGTTCTTTTTCATATTCTTGTTTTGAAGTGGTTTTGAGCAGCTCTTTCTTATCAAATTTATATGTAGGATAATCTTGATTTAACTGAGCGTTAGGTCCAAAAGCCCTTGTTAACCTCTGCCAAACTGTATACTGATTGTTGTTATTTTCCATTTTAAAAATTTAGAACTTACTATGGATAATTAAATAGTTTAGATTCTTATAAATATTATCTACCACCAAATAACCACGCATATTTCATATAATCGTCTTTACTAATATTATTACCATTAAATTGATTTGGTCTATCTGTTGAAACCGGTATGACCGGATTAAATGCAATTTGAGCACCAACATTTTCATTATTACTAACAGACCAAGATTCAATCATAGCCTTTGTTTGTTCTGTTACTTTTGTAAGTTGTGAAAATGATGATTCCGCAACATAACAAGCCATGGCGATAGACATAATTAAGTCATCATGGTGTCCTTTTTGGTGGTCAGGTCTTCCGTTAATGTAAATGAAAGTGTTCATCTCATTGAATAATCTATTACTATAGATTCTAAATTTGTGTCTCATGGCCTCCTCAAACGAGGCAATGATTTGAACTCTCTTGTTATTAAAATTAATTCCTGGTATCTTTTCCGCGGCTTTTGGGTCCCATTTCCATTTGTTAGCTACGTCAACACCGTCAACATACAGGTTTTTATACCCCATCTCTTGTAATTTTCTTGATGTTGACACACCCATACCACCAGTTATATCAATCACAATAAAACATGAGTACATACTTGCCCATTTGTAGCAAATATCAGCCATCGTATCAGGTGGTAACTTACCAACAAATTCCGCAACCTGTTCCCTCTCGTCAAAATCAATTATCTGAAATGAACTGAAATCCTCACTGTCACCCCTACTTACGTCAACCCCCATAACATACTTATGACCCTCAACAGGTTCTTTCCATATCCATAGAGCATTACCCATCATTTTATTTTGAGGTGGCCTAATCATGTTTTCCCTAATATCTTGTAGTAAATTAGAATCAAACACATTATCACCAGAGCCTAAAAAATTACATTCTAACTCCTGAGAAACCTTTCGTTTATCATACTTTAATTTTTTAACCATACCTTCAAACCAATCTGAACATGGTTTATAACCACCATCCATTATTGATTTTAATTCCTCATAGTCTCTAGTTTCAAATGGTATATTAGTCCAACTAATAATATCTTCTTTAGAATATTCTTCCTTGTTAAGTAAGTAATGAATAATGTCTTTTGTTTTAACCAGATATAAATCTTTAGTATATCTAGGGTCTCTAAACCAATACATTTCAGAAATCTTAAAGTCATTCATATTCCTATTAGCTTGGTCATAAATTTCATAGTATATTGGGTCAAATCCGTTTGGGGTTGATACTACAATTACTTTACCTCCCGTAGACAAGGAGGCCATACAAGCGGCCCAAAAATCACTATCAGCCTCGATAAACGCTGCCTCGTCAAAAATTAATATTGTTGGTGTAAAACCACGAAGTGCGTCTTTTGATGTTGCAACTGCCTTAACTTCACACCCATTATTTAGTTTATAATGTTTTTGTGAGTTTTTATCCGCAGAAAAATCAATACCAACCCAAGAAGGCCACTGTCCAACAAAAGCCCTAATTTTATTAGCCATTTCAAGAGAAGTATCAAGTTTGTTGGCAATAATTAGAATTTTTTCAGGTTTGTTTTTTTTAGCAAATGCCAATCTTTTTGAAACCCAAGCTGCCGTTACTGTCGATACACCTGCTTGTCTGTATTTTAACGCAATGTTTTCATTATAATTTTCGTAGTCGTCAAGCAAACTAATTTGGTCAGGGAATAGTTCTAATGGAACATACTTTGACACTGTATTGTCATAGGTTTGTAAATATGTCTTAAGAGCATAAGGAGTGTCCTTCATGCACCTAACATATTCTATCATTACTTGTTCTTTTGTCATATTCCTATAAATATCAAACCCCCGATAAACGGGGGTTTTTATTTTTAAAGACCTAAATCTGCTAGATTTATGTCATCCAAATCATCATCATCCCATTTACTTGCTTCATCCTCATATTCTTGTTTTTTTAAATCTGAAACAATTTCATCAACCATCCTTTGAACCGCTTTATTTGCCGATGGGTCTCCGTTCAAAACACTTTTTGCAAATTTGAAAAAATCTTCAGCTGGTAGTTTTGAAAATCTCATAAAGAGGTAGTGTTGTATGTGTCTCTTATCTTCGTCAAATAACTCTAATGGGTATGACGCTTGGAATTTTTCCCAGAATATTGGTCCCAATCTCATATCCCAAATCTCAGCAGGAAGAGTGTCTTCGGCACCCATAATCATTTCAGCTTGTTTTGGGTCATCAGGTAATCCGTGTGTTCCGAATATATCATAAACACCTTTAATAAGTTCATGTACTAATAATGGAAATGTTGCGGCTCTTGCCTTAACTGTTGGTGGGTCTGTTTCGATATCTACTTCAGATTGACCAATTTGACCTTCACCTGATGCTGCCATACCCTCCATGTCCGGCATAACCCAATATAAGTGGTCCATAAGTGATTGGTTTACCCCATATAAATTAGCAAGTTCAGGGTCTAATCTATCAAGTTCATCTCTAACTAATTCAAACATGTAATGCCCTTTTTTAGACGCCCCCTGTATTAAAGAATTAATGAATCTTCTTTTAGCTTTTTCTAAATTAAATTTTTCAAATTCGTCTACAAAATCTTCAAGCTCATCTTGGTGTTTAAATGCTTGTTTAACATCTTGTTGTTTTGGTTCTTGAGGTTGTTGTCTCATTCCTTCAGCTGATGACATTGGTCCCATAACTAGTTTTGCATCAAACTGCATTGCTCCTTCAGGAATTGACATTTCTTTTTTTACCAAATCAACCGCTAATCTTTCCAAGTATTCTTTATGTTGGAACTGTATTCTACCAACTTGTTGTAATGACTGCATAGCCATACCCATAAGTTGCATTAATGGGTTTCTCCCCTGAAGCGGAGCGGTTGTACCTAAATATCTTCTAACATTATCAACAGAATCTTTAAATCTTTTTGAGGAAACTAACTCAACGAAATCTCTGTCACCAATAGGCATTGCCGGATGTTTTGAGAATGGGGTTTCTTTACCTGTAATTTTTCTTTCGATATTTGGGTCCATTCTTTCAGGACCTTCATAATCTATTGGAGCTTCATTTAAGACTCTTTTAATAGTTTTTAACAAATCATTTTCTTTTCTTGTTAAACCCTCAGTCATCAACTTCCTCTCTAAAGTTGATTTTTTCTTCAAGATTTTTTCCATTTTAATGTTATGACTCATAATTATTTTAAATTAATTCCTATTGAATCAAAGCTCATCCAATCAGGTAGTTTACCCGCCTTTGGAGCTGGTTTATGTTTTGGTTGATACGGGGTATCTTTTTTTGGTTTTGATGGGGTATCAACATCAGGTTTAACCGGTGTTTCAACCTCCTTTTCTTTCGCCTTTGGTGCTGGTTTATGTTTTGGCTGATACGGGGTATCTTTTTTTGGTTTTGATGGAGTATCAACATCAGGTTTAACCGGTGTCTCAACCTCTTTTTCAGATTCTATAATCGTTTTAATAAAATCTTTTTTGCTCATTTTTGGTGGTATATTTTTCTGAATCATGTTCATAATACTTTCTTCTAATTTTTGTTCAAATGTAGGTCTAAAACTATTTCCCACACCCTTACTAACCGCGGCGGTATTTACACTTGCTAATTTATTAAAATAATCTTTAAATGAAAAATCTTCGTTAGTTTCTTCTTTCTTTTCAGGTAATTTTTTAAAATCTTTGGTTGATTTAGCAAATTCTTTTGCCATTTTACACCATTTTTTTTGTTCTTTAGTTTTACCATCACCGCACTTAGCAAAAAACAATTTTTGTTGTGATTTAGATTCAAACTTTTCCTGTAAATCATCACTCATTGCTAAACCTAAATCAGGGTCTTTTTCACTAACCGCTAATGCAATATCATCATTTTCTAAATCATCACTTTCATTTGTAGTAGTAACAATCGCTTTACCATTTTGATTTTTAACCACATAATTACCAACCGCCATTTCTTTACCAGGGTCAATTTGATATTCTTTGGTTGTTTTTTGAATTTCTTTAACACCTGGTGGAGTTTGCTCTTTAGTTTCTATTTTAGATTCTTCCAATCTTTGATATAGAGCATTTATCTGATTTTCAGTTAATTCAGATAAAGTAGAACTGTTTAGTCCCGCGTTAATTAAAGATAATATTTTATTATTAGGTTTCATAAACTACTTTTTTTTCAAACTCCAAAACTATATCTCTTTCATAGAGTTTATTTTTAACATCTTCTTCTTTCTCACCAAAACGAAATACTAATCTTTTCTTCAAATCAAAATTAATATTTTCGTTTTCATCCTCCCAAGATAAAGCAATTATATCATCAATTGCATCTATCATTGAAAAAAAATCGGAGTTCTGTATAACCGACATTTTAATTTCATCGTTTTTTAGAACTCCTACTCTTTTTATATTTTCAATGTTTGGAGGTAATGGGTAACCGTTTGAAGGTTTTGATTCCCAGTTTTCTCCCCAAACATTTTCCAAACTATCTGAGAATATAAATTCGTATATATTATCTCCTTTATAGTTTGGACCTAATTCATTAACAAATATCAAAAAACTCATAGAATACGACCCTTAGGACTAACTCTAACTTTAGTATCATTTATCTCAAAAACCAAATTTTTGTTATTGTCTTTTCCTACTAGTTTCGCTTCTTTGTATTTTTTAATTAATTTTCTTGAAATAACCTCTTGTTCAACATTTTCACTGATTACACCGAGTTTCCAAACTAATTCTTCTCTACTTTTTCTTTTTTGTTCGGTTAAAACTTTTTCAGTATTTTCAATATTAAAATATTTTGTTAAGATTTTATCAACTTTTGACTCCGTGAATAAACCTTCAATCATCTCTTCCACTTTGGCGGCCTCATAATCTGACATACCACGGTTTTTAAGTTGTTTAGGTTTAGTTCTTTTTGGGGTTTCAAAATCACCATAGTCTAGTACTTCATCAAACATTTCAGCCATTTCTCCCCCTGTCTCAGGTTGAGGTGCTTCAGGTGATTCTGGTTCGATTTCTTCTCCACCCATTTCTCCTTCACTACCCATTCCTTCTTCCTCACCTTCAAATTTCATCATAATTTCATCTCTGTCCTCTTCTTCCAAATTATTTAAATCAAATGCTGATAAAACTGAATTTATAACATATTTTATATCTTTTGAGGACATTGGATTTTCTTCATCTTGAGATAACGTTCTAATTTTTTGAGCTAGTTTTCCTGTAAGTTTTTGTATCGTTTTAAAAGTCGCCGGTTCTTCATCACCCATTCCTCCTTCTTCACCTGAATCTGATGGTCCTTCTTCACCTGAATCTGCTGGTCCTTCGTCATCCATTTCTGCCGGAGCCGGTCCTTCGTCATCCATTCCTGTAGGAGCGGGTGCAGGTGCTGGGGCTGGTGCCGCCGCAGGTGGTGCTTGTTCTTCCATAGCGGTTTTAAGATAATATTTCATACCACTCTCATCTTCTTCGTTAAATAACGATAAATTTTTATCATTACCTGTTGATTCGTTAATTTCTTTAACAATCAAGTTAAGCCTTTTAAGAGCTTGGGAATATGAGTTATAATATTTTCTACTTTTCATGGGTTCTATATAGTCAGACGAAGATTCTGAAATGCCTTTTTTAATAACATATCCATTTTTTTCTTTATCAATTCTATATGTGTATCCATCTGATAATACTTTTGAGTATTCAACAGATGTATCCTCATTAATCGGCTTAGGTATGTATTCTTTGTATCTTGATATCTCAATCATACGATTGATTTTATCCATACCTTGAAGTTTCTCACTTCCTATTGGTTTTAGTTTTCCCATTTTATTTTTTTTGTGAAAATTATTTTTATATAAATATATCAGTATTAAGAAAATTCCATTTACATCTTACTTCCATATTGTTCGTAAAACGATTTGAGGATGCCAAAATTCATGTGACTTCCTCCTTTATTAAAACATACTACTTTGCTACCGTACTTGTCTTTGTTTTCGCAGTACCACTCCAATCTTTTTCTTGTTTGACCATAAAACCCAGATGTCCCCCAATTTTTAGGGTCGCAATATAAAATAGTGTTACTTCCAAAAGGTAATCCTGTTTCATATGTTGATGGGTCAATTAACCCAACTAAACTAAGTGAACTGTCATCGGCATGTGACCAAGCCTCTCTTCCACCTTGTGAAAAACCCGCTAATGAAGAAACTTCTCCACCGAATTTTTCCTTTACATACGCTCTTACGTTAGCCAAACTATTCATATGATGAGTAACAACTATAATAATATTGTTAGCGTAAGGGGTCATTACATTTATATATTTTTTTATTGCTTCAGGTTTTGCACTATTTTTTGAGTATCCTGATGTATGTGAACCACCAAATAGAACATGCACTCTATTACCTGTATAACCCTCTGGTTTAATTATTGCATATTCATTATCAGATGTTGATGAAACTTTATTTGTTGGTTTTTCCGAACTAGTGACGGTTTCAGCTGGTTTTGTGGTAGTATCTGTAGAAATGGTTGCGGTTTTTGTTTTTTGTATTTTATCCAAAACTGACGGGTCTTCAGTTACTTTTTTTGATATTAAAATTATTAACTTATTAATTTCTTCTTTTGTAATTACACCAGTTTCAGTCAATCCATTCGCCTTTTGGAAATCCTTTACCGCTTGTTCAGTTTCGTTACCGAATTTACCATCGATACCCCATTTTGGTAACGAAAACCCTAAAATTTGAAGTATTATTTGAATTGTTTCAACATTTGGGTTAAATTCTAGAGTTTGTCCTGATGGTTTTAAATTATTTAGTGTTTGATTTAAATTTTTTAATTCTATTAATTTGTCGGCAAAATCTTTTTCTCCGACAGATTCTGATGGTTTTTCGGCGGTAGAGGTTGAATTAGATGGTGATGTTGATTCACTACCTGTAAATATTTTATCTGAATTTACTAGTAATTCTTTTATGTGTCGTCCTTTTGGTAACCCTATATGAACATGGGTTCCATTATGCATCTCTGTACAAGATTCATCTTTGCACCATTCGGTAACTTCCCCAACGTAATCACCCAATTTAACACTATCACCCACAGAAAGTTTTACATTTTTCAAGTGGGTGTAGAAAATATCAGGAAAATTACCTTCACCTTTGACAGTAACTTGAGTTCCAAAAACTTTACCAGACCTTTTATTTGTATTTCTTATTTTAATAACTTTTCCTTCAGTATAGGCATTTACTACACTTCCTGGAGGTGCAAATACGTCCCAAGCATTGTCTGACTGCCAATTACCAAATGCTCTTTTACCGTGATTTGACGGACCATTTTCAATATCCGTTTTAAAAGGACCGCCAATACTTGTTTCACCTTCTTTTAATGTATATGTCTTGTCTACTAATTTATTTTCAAAATCATGTAGCTTTTCAATATAACCATTTCTTCTTAAAACTTTGAAAACTAAATTTTCGTCGGAATATTCTCCCTGTTTTTCAAGACCGCAAGTTCTATATTTTTTTAACTTGTCTTTATACTTTTTAATTATCTGTCTCGCATTGTCAATAGGTTCATCTGATGCATTTTTAATTACACCATCAATAATATCCATCCATTGATTTGTCTTTGTTTTAATCAAAGATGTATCAATTTTTACATTTTCCTTTTTTGGTTTGTTTGACCATTCATTATATAACACAGAATAAACTCCACTACTGAAATGAGCTTCAGTTTCATTTTGAACATACAATTCAACATCATAACCATAGATAGTTATGTCATGTTTTTCGTTATATAATGTTTTTTTTAATGTGAAAAGTTCTTTATATAAATCAAGTTGTTCCTCAGGAAATTGAGAAAAGTCCGCAACTATATGTAAATCAACATCTGAAAAACTCGACCAATTAAAGTTAGCCAAAGAACCGGTCATAATGATGTCAGTAACAACCACATCAACCTTTAGATACTCAATAAAATCATTTGCAACTTCTAAAAGTTTTTCCCTAACCTTAGGGTTCATAACAATCTCATTATCTTTTTTAACCCAAATTTTTGGATTTAAAGATTCTCTAACTTTAAAACTTGATAAAATCCTTTTTAAATTACTCATCCCCAATAAATATTTGAGTTGAGTTAATTGTTATGATTTTTTGTATTTAAACGCTTTTGCAATTTTAGTACTGAAAAATTTACCTTGTGATTCGCTCATTCTAAATTGAGTGTATAACTGATGGGGAACTTCATCGTATTCATATAGAGCCCCATTATTAAATGTTACCAAAAGTTTTTTAGTCTCGGTATCATATTCAGTTTTCTTAATATTACTTGATTGAATCTCGTTAATAATTTTTGTTCCAATAATTTCTTCTTTGAGTATTGCCATAACTTTTTTTTTAAAAAATAATGGTTATTATTAGAAAAAAAATAGTTATGATAGAATCTGCAGATAACGACGGAAAAAAATCAAAACCTTCATCTGATAACGGCACTCCTGTGTTGGATAATTTCAGTAGAGATTTAATAAAATTAGCCGAGCAAGGTAAACTTGACCCTGTTGTTGGTAGAGAAAGAGAAATCACAAGAATTGCTCAAATTCTATCACGAAGAAAAAAGAATAATCCCATCATTATTGGTGAACCTGGTTGTGGTAAAACTGCAATTGCTGAAGGTTTGGCAATTAAAATTTTTGAGGGGGATTGTCCAAGAAATCTACAGGATAAAAGAATCGTGTCTTTGGATATGACATCAATTGTTGCGGGAACAAAGTACAGAGGTCAGTTTGAGGAAAGGATGAAAGTTATCATTGAGGAACTTCAGGGAAATCCAAATATCATCGTTTTTATTGATGAGATTCATACTATAGTTGGAGCAGGTAATTCATCAGGGTCATTGGATGCATCCAATATATTCAAGCCGGCACTTGCTCGCGGTGAGATTCAATGTATCGGAGCTACCACAAATGACGAATACCGTAAGAATTTTGAAAAGGATGGTGCTCTCGAAAGAAGATTCCAAAAGGTTATGGTTGACGCCGCAACAAAGGCGGAGACAATTCAAATTTTAACAAACACAAAAGACAAATACGAATCATATCATAAAGTTACTTATTCTGAACCAATTTTGAATTTATGTGTTGATTTGGCTGAGCGATATATTACTGACAGAGAATTTCCTGATAAAGCATTTGATATCATTGACGAAGTCGGAGCTCGTAGTCAAGTTGAAATCAAAATGCCTGAGATTATCGAGGAATTAAAACAACAAGCTGCCGATATCAAACAAGAAAAATTGGAAGTTGTTAAGAAACAAAACTACGAGGAGGCAGCGAACCTTAGAGATAAGGAGAAGAAAATTTTGAACAAATTAGATGAGGAGAAGAAAAAGTTTGAAGCCGAACTAACGAGTTCTAAACGAGAAGTTACCGAAGAATTGGTTTACGAGGTGGTTTCAAATATGACAAAGATTCCAATTTCTAAATTAAACGCGGACGAAACAAGATTACTTGCTGAATTGGAAAAGAATTTGTCAGGTAAAGTTATTGGTCAAGAAGATGCGGTTATTAAAATTGCAAAATCAATTAGAAGGAATAGATTAGGTATCAAAGACCCAAATAAACCAATTGGTTCATTTATTTTCTTAGGGTCAACGGGTGTTGGTAAAACTTTATTGGCTAAACAATTGGCTAAAGAAATTTTTGGAAGCGAGGATAACCTAATCAGAGTTGATATGTCCGAATTCCAAGAGAAACACACAATCTCTCGTTTGATTGGAGCCCCTCCAGGTTATGTTGGATATGATGAAGGTGGTCAATTAACTGAACAAGTAAAAAACAAACCATATTCAGTTATTTTGTTTGATGAGATTGAGAAGGCGAACAAAGATATATTCTCAGCTCTTTTACAAGTTTTGGATGATGGACATTTAACTGACGGTATCGGTAGAAAAATCAATTTCAAAAATTGTGTAATCATTATGACATCTAACATTGGTGTTAAGAAATTGGAGGAGTTTGGTGCGGGTATCGGATTCAAATCTACCAACACTTATATCGAAGAAGAATATAAGAGGGATATGTTAAAGAAAGAACTTAAAAAGTTCTTTGCACCTGAATTCTTAAACAGAATCGATGAAATTATCGTCTTCAATAGTTTGAAAAAGGATGAGATTGTTGAGATTGTTAAGATTGAGTTGTCTAAACTTACTCAAAGATTGACAGGTCGTAATTACCAAATTAAGTTCGATAAATCAGTTGTTGATTTTATTTCAGAAGTTGGGTTTGATGAAAACTACGGAGCTCGTCCACTGAAAAGAGCAATTCAAGATAAAATTGAGGATTTTATTTCAGAAGAGGTTCTAAGAGGTAATATTAAAGAGGGAACCGATTATGAATTATCTGTAGTTGATAATAATGTTCAGATTAGTCAACAAAAGAAATCAAAAAAGAAAAAGGGAGAATAATCTCCCTTTTTTTAATCTAATCTTTGTGTTGCTAGTTGTTCTATCGTATTAATCAAATTGGCGTAAGCCGTAAAGTGATTAATTGCACCATCAATTGATGTCAAAAGATTTTGTTTTCTATCAGGTGGCATTTTTGAGCTTTGGACCTTATTTTTCAAGTCTCTAAGTTGGTCCATAATCTTGACATTTGGAGCATCTAACTTTTTTAGTTTTCTTGTAAGTTGACGAAGGCTACTTAGATATTTAAAATAATCATAACCATATCCTCTCCATACTCCTTTTAATCCTTGAGCCGCATTTACCAAAGGGTCGAATATACCCTCTTCCATTTCTTGTTCTTGGATAACTCTTTTTACTAAATTGTTGAGTTCTGTTTCTGTTAGTCGTATAACTTTTGACATTTTACTTTTTTTTAATAAATATCTTAAAAAAGTAAAAATTGCTTGTCTTTAACAACTGAGACATGGTATTTGAAATTACCAAGTTCTTGAATCATTTTTTTCCCCGTATCAACACCATTCATAGTATCCTCAATTACAACATACTCGTTAGCAGTGTGGTAGTTGTAATACCCAATTGAAATGTTGATACAAGAAAAATCAAATTTACTTTTCAGGGCGTAAACGTCTGTGTATGGATGCGACCCATATTTTTGTCTACCGTCAAAACTTTCAACTAAAACATTGTCACAAATTTGAAAAAATTCATCTGACTTGTCAAACAATTTAACACCCATTGAGTATTCTGTAACCATCCAATTGAACGGGGCGTCGAACTGAATTGCATATCCCACGTTTTCAAAAAATTCAGGGTCAGCGTTTCTTGAACCATGACAACCAGTTTCTTCAGAAACGAAAAACGCGGCTTTAAGATTTGGAATTTCTTTTAGTAATTCTAAACATGCGAAGACTCCACACTTGTTATCACCACCAATACCTGTTGGTTTTCCGTTGTCATTGTAAGCTTTAAGTGCGGGTTTTAGTTCTCCCTGATAGTTCTCAAGAATTTCATCCTCAATATTAATTGTATCAATTTCGTGTACGGTATCGGTATGTGCAACAACACAAGGATAATAGAAATCAACATTTTTTTCTTCACCATCATCTTTTGTCGCGTAGATACTACCTTTTGAATCGACATAATAAGGTATATCGTTCTCAGTCAACCAATTTTCAAGGAATTCAATCATCAATTCCTCCTGATAGGTTTTTGTTGGGACTGACAAAACTGATTTAAGTAAATTTAGGTCTCTTTGCATAATGACAAAGATAAGTCAAGTTTGTCAATAAATAAAATTTATTTAAAATAATTCAGGATGATACAAAA